TTTAACCCTGCAACTCGCACGGTAACGATTACCAATAGATTTATTAGACAAGAAAGTCTAATGTTGATTACAAACGTAACAGCAGGAACAGTAATTTATAATTTCAGTGATCCTGATCTTAAAGCAACCAGTTATACAACAAATAGCGTAAACGTCCCCCAAGGGGTTACTCCGCAAACTACCACTATTATTCTTAACTATAATACTGCGGCAATGAGTTCTACAGATAAGTTGCAGATCATTATAGAAGAATTTAGTGAGACATTTACGCCTAGTGAAACATTTACAGATCCGGTTCAGAAGCTCCGCATTAGCGCACCTCAGAGTATGATTGATACAGACTTTGAATATTCTGTTCAGCCGAGTAAATGGGAGTTTTTACCATTAGTTCGAAATTATCCAAGTTTCTTTAGCAAAGGCACTGGCGGAAACAGTTTTGTCATTACTGCAATTTCTGGCGGAAACCAAAGTCCCCGTTCCACAATTACTGTCACTACCGCAGTTGCACACGGATTAGCAACTGGCGATATTGTATCTGTTCAAGAAACTACAAACCAATTAGCAGACGGTACATTTGCAGTTACCCTTATAAATGCTACACAATTTTCCTATGTATGTAAGGGTGTAGTTAACGGATCAGTATTAGATACTGGTATTACATTGGCCTATGGTGGCGGGTTATTTGACGGAGCAACAATTGCATTAGCGTCAGCATCTGGAAACGGTGCTACTCCTTCGGTGATTACTGCGGCAACTACTAACCCTCATAATTTTACTCCAGGGATGCCTATACAAATTATCAACGCAACTACTACACAAATTAACGGAACTTGGGTAATTACCAGCGTTACTAGTCCGACTGCATTTACATTCCAAGTTCCTGTTGCATTATCTGGTGCTGCAACATTAGGATCTGCAAGGCTAACAGTTAGTCCGGAAGCATATGTGCAGCATAGATCAACTGACGGTGGTGTGTCTATTTCTCCGGCCGGTAACTATGAAGGTGTTCAAGCAATTCGTCAAACTCGTAGATATTTCCGCTACCAATCTGGTAAAGCAATGCAATTTTCTACAGGTGCTAAGTTCACACCTACACACGATATTGATAGTATTACTGCATCTGGTGCAACAGCTACTGTTACTACTCAACAGGATCACAATTTTCAAATTGGTGCTACTGTATTAATAGACGGAATGACTGTAATCACTGGAACTAATACATACAACGGAACATTTACAGTAGTCAGTGTTACAGGAACAAAAACATTTACATATACAATGACTGCAACTCCTACCGATACTACACCTGTAGGTAGTGGATTTGTAACAGCAACTAAATGGAAAGGTGCAACTACTCGTGTAGGATTATACGATGACCAAAATGGATTTATGTTTGAGTATGACGGAAATCAAATGTTTGCATCACGCCGACAGTCTATTAAAGAAATGTTTGGAAGAGTTTCGGTAACTGCTGGAGCATATGCAGTTACTGGAGTTGGTACAAGATTTAGGAGACAGTTGTTAGCTGGTGATAAGATTATTATCAAAGGACAAGTATACGAAGTCTCTAAAATTGACAGCGATACTGCACTGAATATTACTCCTGCTTATAGGGGTGTTACAATTAGCGGTTCCAGATATTTAAGAAGTGAAACTTTTAGAGTACCGCAAAGTCAATGGAATATTGACAAAATGGACGGAACTGGTCCAAGCGGATACAACTTAGATGTTAGCAAAATGCAAATGGCCTACATTGACTATACTTGGTACGGTGCAGGATTTATACGATTTGGATTTAGGGGAGTTAACGGTGAAATTGTCTATTGCCACAGAATGCCAAATAACAATACCGGATACTCTGCATATCAACGTTCGGGAAACTTGCCAGCACGTTTTGAAATTGAAAATTATGGATATTTTAGTAAAGTGACTGCTGGTGCAACCGGAGTTCGTGGTGCCTCTGTTGGATCAGGAGACACTACTATCTATGTCGAAGATGCCCTTTACTGGAGACCAGTAACCGCAGGAGATCCAGGAGTTGCATTAATTCGAGATAGCACAAACTCCGAAGTTATTACATATACTGGTATCGGTGCTTATAATGCAACTGCTGGAGGATATCCATTAACTGGTGTCACCCGTCGAGCATCTTATGCAATTGCTGGCGTAAACGTATCGGGAACATTTGCAGCATCTGCATATACATTAACTGGTACTGCAAGTTCAGTAACATTTACACCAGATGCATCAGTTGGCGGTGCAGGCACTGCACAGGTCAGCATTAACGAATTAAAAGTTACTGCCGCACCTATCAGTAGCCACTGGGGCGTTTCGGTAATTATGGACGGTCGATATGACGAAGACAAGAGCTTTATTTTTACAGCTGGTATGTTGAGATATATGACTGTGGCCGCAGGTGCAACTCGCCCTCTGCTTATGATTCGTATCGCTCCCAGTGTCGACTCCGGTTCTGGACGAAATTTTGGCGTTAGAGAAATTGTTAACCGTATGCAGTTAACATTGGCCACTATGGGTGTGTATAGTCAGGGGCAGTTCTTGATACAGGGAATTTTAAATCCGACTTCGATTAGTGGAACTGGATTAACAATTCCCACAAGTTGGGACACTACTCCGGGATCAGTGGGATCAGGATCATTGGCACAAGTATTCTACTTCGACGGTACAGGAGCGTATGCAACCACAGCAGTAGCAGCATCAGGTGCAGTTGTTGGCGGTGACCGTATCTTTGGTTTCTACACTGAAAACGCAGGCGGAACTAACTTTTCTGCAACTACTGTTAACTTGGAAAAAGTTCGAGATTTAGGAACAAGTATTCAAAGCGGAAACGGAACACCGACAGCACCTGCCTATCCTAACGCACCTGATGTTTTAGTTATCACTGCAACATTGCTTGAAGCAAGTGGTACTAAGAACTTGGCGTGTCGTATCGGTTGGACAGAAGCTCAGGCTTAATTTTAGGAAGTTAGAATGTCATCAAGGACCAGTATACAACAGATAGTGTCTGCGACTGAACCCGTGGGTGCAGCAATCGGTGACGAGTGGCTCAATAGTGCGACTAATTTACTTTACAAAAGAACTGTAATAAACGGCGCTGTAGTATGGGCCAACGTTGGTATAATGCCAACTACCAGCACGACCAGCACACAGGTTTTAGCACTAACATCTACTGGCACCGTTACATTGCTGAATCCTTCTTCGATTCTAGATTATAATACTTCGTCGGCACAGTATGCATTGAGTGGCGGCGGAACTGTTGTTTGGAACGGCAGCAGGATTAAGTGGAGTGCGAGAGTTATTGCAATTCCAATAAAAAATCCAGAGTTGTCTAATCAAGGTTACGCAGATATTTTGTGCCCTACTAGTGGTACAATACTGTATTATGCGTCCGGCAATACTGTATCTACAGTGACCTGTGACGCCAACGGAATTCCTTTGGGAGATTGGCAATCTCTGTGGTATCAAATTGGGCCAAATCAAGCATCTACGACCGATCCTTCAAGATTCAGAGTTGTTGATTATGCCAGCACTAGATGGGCTCCTGGATTTGGCTGGGTGTTGATAGCAGCAAGAAACAGCGATACAACTGACGGACATGTAAAATGGCTTCCTGGACAGATCAACTTTCCTGCTGCCAGCGGCACTTACTATTCAGGAACAGGACTTATGTCTTGGGCAACTGGAGCAACTGGTGTAACTGGATTTACTGGTAGCCAAGGCATTCAAGGCATTACTGGTTTTGTTGGAAGTCAAGGCATAACTGGTTTTGTGGGAAGTCGTGGTTTTGATGGAAGTCGTGGATTTACTGGGTTTGATGGTTCACGCGGATTTACTGGTAGTCAAGGCATTCAAGGCATAACTGGTTTTGTTGGATCACAAGGCATTCAAGGCATTGCTGGATTTACTGGATCACAAGGCATTACTGGATTTGTGGGAAGTCGTGGTTTTGACGGATCACGCGGATTTACTGGTTTTGATGGATCACGTGGATTTACTGGTAGTCAAGGCATTCAAGGCATAACTGGGTTTACTGGTAGTCAAGGCATTCAAGGCATAACTGGGTTTACTGGTAGTCAAGGAAGTGGTGGTGTAACTGGATTTGTGGGAAGTCGTGGGTTTGACGGATCACGCGGATTTACTGGTTTTGATGGATCACGTGGATTTACTGGTAGTCAAGGCATTCAAGGTATTACTGGATTTACTGGATCACAAGGAAGTGGTGGCGTAACTGGATTTGTTGGTAGTCAAGGCATTCAGGGTATAACCGGATTTGTTGGAAGTCGAGGCATTCAAGGTATTACTGGATTTGTCGGATCACAAGGACTACCGGGCGGAGGTGGCGCAACTGGATTTGTAGGAAGTCGTGGTTTTGACGGATCACGTGGATTTACTGGGTTTGATGGATCACGTGGATTTACTGGATCAATTGGATTTACAGGTAGCCAAGGACTTCCGGGTGGTGGTGGCGCAACCGGGTTTACTGGTAGTCAAGGCATTCAAGGCATTACTGGATTTACAGGTAGTCAAGGCATTCAGGGTATAACCGGATTTGTTGGAAGTCAAGGAAGTGGCGGCGTAACTGGATTTGTCGGAAGTCGTGGTTTTGACGGATCACGTGGATTTACTGGGTTTGATGGATCACGTGGATTTACAGGTAGTCAAGGCAGTGGAGGTGTAACTGGGTTTACTGGTAGTCAGGGAATTCAGGGTATAACTGGATTTGTTGGAAGTCAAGGCAGTGGAGGTGTAACTGGATTTACTGGATCAATTGGATTTACTGGATCACAAGGCATTCAAGGTGTAACTGGATTTGTAGGTAGCAGTGCTGCAAATACTCCGGCTACTCCTACATCACTTGGTAGTGTGTTTGGTTATACAACCGCTAATGGAAACACCAGCTTAGGGTGCTGTAGCGGTAATACAACACAGACTGGTGCAAATAACTTTGCTGTAGGATGCCGAGCACTGCTTTGCAACACTACTGGTAGTAATAACTTTGCTCAAGGTTATAGAGCACTTTGTAGTAATACTATCGGCAGTAATAATGTAGCTATCGGTATTGTTGCACTGCTTTGCAACACTACTGGTAGTAATAACTTTGCCGTAGGATGCGGTGCACTTCAAATTAATACTACTGGTAGTAATAACTTTGCCGTAGGATGCGGTGCACTTGAATTTAATTGTTCCGGTAATCGTAACTTTGCCCAGGGTTATGCCGCACTTCGAAATAATACTAGTGGTAACAATAACTTTGCTCAAGGTTATCGAGCACTTTTATTGAATACCACCGGTTGTAATAACTTTGCACAAGGATATAATGCATCGTCCGGTAACAGGACTGGTTGTAATAACACAGCTATAGGCTTCCGTGCATTATCTTGTAACACAGCTGGTAGTAATAACTTTGCTCAGGGATACAACGCTCTATGTAACAATATTACTGGAAATAATAATACAGCTATAGGTCGATCCTCACTTGCTTGCAATACTATCGGGTGTGATAACTTTGCAGCAGGCAATGCAGCTCTCTTTAACAATACCACTGGTAGTAATAATATTGCTATAGGTAACAGTGTTTTATATTGCAACACGATTGGAAATAACAATATTGCACAAGGATATACGGCACTTTATAGAAACACAACAGGAAGGCAAAATATAGCGATAGGTGTTTCGGCATTATATTTTAATACTACTGGTTGCAATAACACTGCTGTGGGAATTGCAGCATTAACTAATAATGACATCGGCGGTACTAATACTGCTTTTGGAGCGTGTGCCTTAGCTGGAAATACTACTGGAACTAACAACATTGGCATTGGATTTAGTGCCGGATGCAATATCACTACTGGTAATAATAACACTGTTATTGGAAACTTGCCAGCAGCCGCCGGGTGTGTTTGCACGCTATTGTTAGGTGCTGGCACTTGCGAGCGTATTCGTGTTGATAACAGCGGTTTGTATGTCAATAATACGTTAGTTAATACTGCTGGGGCAAGTGCCGCTACTCCCACAAGTTTAGGAACTGTTTTAGGTTATACAACCGCTAATGGAAACACCAGCTTAGGGTGCTGTAGCGGTAATACAACACAGACTGGTGCAAATAACTTTGCTGTAGGTTTCCAAGCACTATACGGCAATACTACTGGCAATAATAACACAGCTATTGGATGTAGCGCACTACGATGCAATGCGTGGGGTGTTAGTAACACTGCAATTGGATCACTGTCACTACTTGGAAATCTTACTGGTTCGGATAACATTGGTATAGGACAAAATACACTACGTTGTAATACTGGCGGCTCCAACAATATTGCCCAAGGATGTAACGCACTTCAATGTAACACAATTGGTTGTCAAAACATCGGCATAGGAAGTCTTGCATTAAGAAAGAATACAACTGGCACTGGCAACGTTGCAATTGGTGTAGGTACATTATGTAATAACACCACTGGAGTAGCTAACACTGCAATTGGTGATTCTGCAATGTGTGCTAACGCCACTGGCGGATATAACGTAGGTGTCGGTCTTGGTGCATTAAGTGGAGCTCATGCAGGTTGCTATAACGTTGCACTAGGTCCATATGCAATGTGCAGTAATACTGGGGGATCTAATAACTTTGCTGCTGGATATGCGGCATTGGGTTGCAACACTTCTGGATGTAATAACGTTGCTGTTGGTGTTCTAGCATTAAATAAGAATACTACTGGCAATAATAATTTTGCTCAAGGATATTGTGCACTTTGTAGTAACACTACTGGCAATAATAATTTTGCTCAAGGATTTAGTGCACTTCGTTCTAATACTATAGGATGCAGTAATTTTGCAGCAGGATGTCTAACACTCAGCAGCAATACCACCGGTAATCACAATACCGCAATTGGTAATCTTGCCCTTAATAATAATACCACAGGTGTAAACAATACAGCAATTGGATTTTTTGCATTGTGCGGAAATACATTCGGTGATAATAATACTGCTATTGGATGCAGCGCACTATGCAACAATACTACAGGATCGAACAATGTGGCTATTGGCTACTTTTCACTAGGATTAAACATAACTGGCCGCGATAACGTTGCAATAGGATACGGTACATTACGGTGCAACACAATCGGAAATAGAAACATAGCGATCGGATGTTGTGCTGGATTTAACATCACAACAGGTGTCAACAACACAGTTATCGGTTCGTTACCTGCTGCCGCAGGCTGTGTGTGCACATTATTATTAGGTGCTGGCACTTGTGAACGTATTCGTGTTGACGATAGTGGATTGTATGTAAACAACACATTACTCACCGGAGGCGGTGGTGCATCGTTAAATATCCAAGAATTTACTGCTACAAATGCTCAAACAACATTCACAGTAACTGGCGGCTATACTGTTGGCACTGTTCAAGTGTTTGCTAACGGTGCCAACTTAGGCAGTGGAGACTTCACAGCATCAAACGGTACTACTGTAGTAGTAAACGAAGCTAGAAATACAGGAGATATTATTAGGATTATTTCAGGCGGATCGACTAATGCCGTAAATAACATACAGAATTTCTCAGTAGCAATGAGTGTTGCTATGGCAATGTAACTCATTTAAAATAAACAAGGTAAAATATATGGCAAAGAATTTAGTTAGACAATACGTGTTTGCACCAGGCGGCGCAGGTGCTGGAACTATTAGAGTCCCTGGTAGGATCAGTTTAGAACAATTATTGTTGATAACAAACACATCAAAAAATCAAATCATATACAACTTTGCAGATGCTGCATTTTCGGGCACTACTGCCGTGTTTACTAGCGGTGATGATGCTACTAACTTTCCTAAAATTAGTCAAAGAGAAGGCGGTTATACGATTATTACACTAGCAGCAAATACAACTGGACAATTGGCTGCTGATAAATTACAGATTTTATTTGAAGAAAGTGAGAATGGCGTAAGAATTCGTCCTTGGGCATTTGGCACTGACTCAATTGAACGTATGCGTGTAAGTAATCCGCGTTCTATGATTGACGCTGACTTTGAATACGGCCTACAGCCAACTAAGTGGGCAGGATACGGCACAATGCGCGGTTACCCGTCAGTGTATGAATTTCCCGGAGTTGATTTAACTATTAATACTATTACCACAGACTTTACAACCACCAGTGCAAGTAATAGCTTGATCACAGTTACGACTACTGCGGTACATGGATTATTAGCGGGTCAAGCAGTTAACGTTACTAGCTTAAATCCGGCTATTACTGGTTTCAGTCGAGCAGATGGAAACTATATCATTTATGATATTCCTAACACAACTACCTTGCGATATTTCGCCAATGGTGTAGTTGGCACAGCTAGTGGACAAAGTTTGAAAACTGACACTACCTTGCTAAAGAAGGGTAACTTGTATACCGGCGCAGCATTGGCCACAACTACAGCATCAGGTAACGGAGCAAACCCCACTGTTATCACAGTTAACTTCAGTAGTAATCACGGCCTAGTTCCAAACTGTCCAATTTATTGTTCAATGGCAGGCGGTACAAACCCATTGAACGCAACGGGCCAATTCATTGTAGCCACTGTTCCGAGTTTAACCAGTATTACATTTGTTGCTAGAACAGGTGCGGTTGTTACTCCAGGTACCCCTACACTTTATGCATTGACTAATAGTAGTGTAACACATAGACCGTTTGACGGCGGCGTTATTTTAACTTGTAAAACTCCAACATTTGGTGCATCAGTAGTTCGTGTAAGTAAAAAATACTTCCGTTATCAATCTGGTAAAGGGCTGTTATGGTCCACCGGTACTATGTTCAAGCCAAGTTACGATATACAGACATTAACTGCATCTGGAACAACAGTTGGTTCCACTGTGACTTGTAAAGTTGATGATATTGATCACGGATTGCAAATTGGTGCCAGTGTAACATTAAGTGGAGTGCTAACTTCGGGATACAACGGAACATATACAGTAAACGGTATTACTGATGATTATACATTTACATTCTTAGCAACTAGTGCGCTAGGTGCAACTACAGCGGTTATGGATATTGCTGCCAGGGTTGGACTAAATTCTTGGCATGGTGCAATTGTTCGTGCAGGCTGCTTTGATGATCAAAACGGTATGTTCTGGGAATTTGATGGACAACGGTTGAATATTGTTCGTCGTAATGCTACCCAACAGCTAACTGGAACTATTGCAATTAACTCTAACTCTAATGCTGTTACTGGGACTAATACTAGATTTACTCAGCAGGTCCGTGCAGGTGATAAAATCGTTATTCGTGGTATGACACATTATGTCACACAAGTTTCCAGCAATACTGCAATGACAGTTACCCCCGATTATCGAGGGACAACTAACATAACTGGAGTTAAGTCCAGCCTAGTTCAAGAAACTCGTGTTACACAGAGTCAGTTTAACATTGATAAAATAGATGGTACTGGTCCAAGTGGATTTGTATTCGACGCAAGCAAGATGCAAATGGTAGGAATACAGTATACCTGGTACGGTGCTGGATTTATTGATTATATGGTGCGTGGTGGAGACGGAAATTGGGTATTTGCACATCGTATTAAAAACAACAACGTTAACACAGAAGCGCACATGCGTACAGGTAACTTACCTGTTCGTTATAGTGTTGACAACGACGGTAGCCCTGCAACTGCATATTTGACCGCAGATCCAGGCTCAGGTGGAACAACTTTAACAGTTAATGATAATACATATTTCCCAACAGCAGGAACATTGTATATTGATAACGAAATGATCAGTTACACTGGTAAAGGTGGAACAACCACATTCACTGGATGTACTCGAGCCGCAACATTAACACAATGGGTTCAAGGAGCAAGCCGTTCTGGAACAGCAGGAGCTGCTGCTGCTCACGCAGTTGGAACCGGAGTTGTACTAGTGTCTAACACAGCAACTCCTACACTAAGTCACTGGGGTAGTGCGTTAATTTGCGACGGCGGGTTTGATGAAGATCGTGGATATATTTTCAACTATCAACGAACTGGATTAGCAATCGGAACTACTGCGGTAACAGCATTCCTGATTAGGTTGGCGCCAAGTGTTTCAAACGCTGCGGTAGGCGACTTAGGTTCTAAAGAATTGCTAAATCGTTCGCAACTACTGTTGGACTCTGTAGGTATTCAGATATACGGTAACGCTCCTGCCGCAGCTCAAGGATCTGTTATTGTTGAGGGTGTGTTGAATCCTAAAAACTTCAGTAATGCAACTTGGAACACATTGAACTTAGAAAGTCAAGGAGGACAACCAAGTTTGGCACAGGTAGCAACGGCGGTTACTTGGACAGCCGGTACATTTGCAGTTCCGGGAGAACAGGTATTTGCGTTTGCCGCTACGCCAAACAGCGATGCTAGACTGGACCTTACTGAATTGAAAGAACTTACTAACAGTCCATTTGGAGGTGTTGGTGCATATCCTAACGGACCTGACATTTTAGCAATCAACGTTAGAACCATTGCAGGCACTTCCGCAGCATCCGTATTACTACGTTGGGGCGAAGCGCAAGCATAATCGTATACTGGTAAATATATGAAATTGGGAATAAAACATGAGTCTGTCTAGTCAATTATCGTTTGCAAAATTAAACACGCCTCTTACCACCGGAAACGTTAATTTGGGAGGATGTGCGGGCAACCTTACACAGACTGGTTCTAATAACATAGCAATCGGTTGCAATTCATTAATTGCGAATACTACTGGTTTTAATAACGTTGCTATAGGACTTAACTCTTTATTATGTAATACAACAGGTACTGACAATGTAGCTATTGGATGTGCAGCACTGCAATGTAATACATTTGGTTTTAGTAACATTGCAGTTGGCCGTAATGCTCTTTACAAAAATACTACTGGGAGTAATAACACTGCATTAGGATATTTTTCATTAGGTAGTAATACCATAGGTTGCCGCAACACCGCTATTGGCTATTTTTCTTTACAATGTAATATCAGTGGATGCAGTAACACTGCAATTGGATACTTTGCGCTATTTTGTAACAGTACCGGCAATTTTAATATTGCAGTATCTGACGAAGCATTAAAAAATAATACTTCGGGCATTTATAATATTGGACTTGGTTCATTTTCACTAACTAACAATTCTATTGGTTCCTGTAATATTGCATTTGGAGCAGCTGCCTTGCTCTGCAATACAACTGGATCTGCAAATATTGCTATCGGAATCTGCTCTGGATGTTTAATAACTACAGGTGTTAACAATACTGTCATTGGCTCATTGCCTGCTGCCGCAGGCTGTGTCTGCACTGTATTGATTGGTGCTGGCACTTGCGAACGTATTCGTGTTGATAATAGTGGATTATATGTCAATAACGTGCTGTTAAGTGGTGGCGGAGGCGGATCAGCAGCCACACCTATTGCATTAGGCACTGTGTTTGGTTATACTACAGGTAATGGAAACGTCTCAATTGGTTGCTGTGCTGGCAATCTAACACAGACTGGTGCAAATAACTTTGCTGTAGGCTGTAATTCACTTAAAATTAATACTACTGGCTGCAACAACTTTGCCCAAGGTTATAATGCACTTTGCCTAAATACTACTGGATGCAACAATTTTGCCTCTGGAGTGAATGCATTGGGAAATAATACTACTGGATGCAACAATTTTGCAGTCGGATGTCTTGCACTTCGATGCAACACCACCGGTTCTAATAACTTTGCTCAAGGGGCTCAGGCTCTTTATCGTAACACTACGGGGAGTGATCATTTTGCTCAAGGCTATCTTGCACTAACTGCCAATACTATTGGGACTGGTAACGTTGCAATTGGATACAAGGCAATGTGCTGTAATACCTGCGGCAGCAGCAACTTTGCACAGGGATTTTGCACACTTGCTAGAAATATAGCTGGCAGTGACAACATTGCAGTTGGTACTCTTGCACTTGGCAATAACATATGTGGAATCAGTAACATAGCAATTGGCATACGAAGTCTTACCAGTAATACTTGCGGATACGGAAATACAGCCATTGGATGTTGTGCCCTAGCTTGCAATACATCTGGATGTTATAATATTGCAATTGGTTCGTGCGCTCTTCCTGCAAATTTAGGTGGTAGACACAATATTGCTCAAGGTTATAAATCTTTAGGGGTGCTAACAGTCGGGTGTCATAATATTGCACAGGGATATAATGCACTTTCTTCCAACACCGTAGGCTGTTTTAATATTGCTATCGGTTGCGGCGCTGGCCTTTCGATTACTACTGGTATTAACAACACCATTATTGGATCATTACCGGCAGCAGCTGGATGTGTATGCACACTATTGTTAGGTGCCGGTACTTGCGAGCGTATTAAAGTAGATAACATTGGACTATATGTTAATGGTGCATTATTTGTCGGCGGCGGCGGAGGCTCATCAGCTACACCTACTGCATTAGGTACTGTATTTGGTTATACAACTACTAACGGAAATTCTAGTTTAGGTTGCTGTGCTGGTAATACTACACAGACCGGCGGCAATAATATTGCCATAGGATATCGTGCCCTTGCTAGCAACACAACTGGTATTAGCAACACTGCTATTGGTTGCTGTGCACTTTTCTGTAATACCACTGGGATGTGCAACGTTGCTATAGGATATGGTGCACTTTTCTCCAACACGGGGGGTGTTAATAACGTTGCTATCGGGTGTGGTGCTCTGCGTGCTAACACTACTGGTAGCAACAACCTTGCTATTTCTAGAAATGCGCTATACTGCAATACTGCCGGTTGTAATAATACTGCTTTTGGACTGTTTTCACTTAATTCTAACTCAATTGGTAGTAATAACTTTGCTCAAGGATATTGCGCTCTTTATAATAACACAATTGGTGAAAATAACGTTGCCCAAGGTTATAAGGCACTAGTCTGTAATACTAGTGGAAGTTCTAACGTTGCAATTGGGTTATGCACTCTTTATAACAACACTTCGGCTTGCTTTAATATAGCTATAGGTTGGAGATCATTACAGGCCAATGTGACCGGTTCTGGAAATATTGCAGTAGGCGGTGGGGCACTATGTGCTAACACTATTGGTATTGGAAATATTGCAATCGGAAGTTCGGCACTACAATGCAACACAACTGGCGGTGCTAACATTGCTTTGGGATCTCTTGCTTTAAATAAAAATACTATCGGAAGCTTCAACTTTGCAGCTGGAGAAAGTGCATTGGTATGTAATACTTCCGGAGTTTCTAACATTGCTATAGGCAGACAGGCATTGTGTAGCAATATTACCGGATCTCAAAACAACGCCCAAGGATATAAGGCCCTTGGTGCAAATACATCAGGGTGTAACAACATTGCTCAGGGCGTTTGTGCGCTGCTTAGTAATACTAGTGGATGTTTTAACACTGCAATCGGTGCTTGTGCGCTGGCTTTAAATACTACCGGCAGCTTTAACTTTGCACTCGGTGCAGAATCTCTATACTGTAATACCGTCGGAGTTTCGAACGTTGGCATTGGAACTTTTACATTAAGAAATAATACTATCGGTGGTTTCAACTTTGCAGTCAATGAAGGAGCATTGCGCTCTAATACACAAGGTTGCCATAATATTGCAATAGGACTTTGTGCTTTATGTACTAACACATCTGGTTCTAACAATATTGCAATAGGACAATGTTCTTTAAGTGCTAACACAAGTGGTCGCGGTAATGTAGCCATAGGCGGAGGTGTTCTACAATGTAATACTGTCGGCATCAATAATATAGCTAGTGGGTGTAATGCACTTCGATGTAATACCACCGGTTCGTGTAATTTTGCTCAAGGATACCAAACATTGCAAAATAACACTACGGGATACGGTAATATTGCTGTAGGCTTCCGAGCAATGTGTGCTAATACTGTAGGATATCAAAATATTGCAATAGGAATGAACGCAATGGCTGGAGCAAATTCCGGTTGCAGGCAAATTGCTATAGGTGCTTGTGCTATAACGTTGTCTTCCGGAGGTTACGGAACTATTGCTATCGGCTGTTGTTCTGGTTGCAGTTTTGTTTGCGGAAATCAAAACATTTATATAGGAAATTTAGCAGGCCGATTCCACAATACTGGATGTAATAATATTGTTATAGGTTTTCAATCTCAGCCGAGCACAGCAACTTCGTGTAATCAGATTACCCTTGGTACAACAACATTTACCTGTCAGCGTGCTCCTAGTGCCACTTGGACATCTTTATCTGATGGTAGAGATAAAACTGATATAGAAACTATAACACTGGGTTTAGATTTTCTTAAAGAAATTCGACCAGTAAGATTTACATGGAATATTCGTAATACGGATGAATCTCATTCACGTTATGGTATGCCGGACAGTGGTTTTATTGCCCAGGAACTATTAGAAACGGCAAACAAGTACAATGCAAATGATTGGTTAAAACTAGCAAGCGATTCGAATCCAGAAGAATTGATGGCAGATCCTGGTAGATTGGTTCCAGTTATAGTGCGTGCTATTCAAGAGTTGGCAGAAGAAAATACAATTCTCAAGAATAGAATTACTGCTTTAGAGAACAAGTAAATAGTAGCACTTAACTGTGCTACTATATGCGACCACTCGGCGGCTCTGAAATACTTCAAAACAATTTATTAAAATACACTGGACAAGATTGGCAAAAAACAGTCAATCTTGTCCTAAGTGTTTGTGATCCTAGATATATTGATCCCAATCGAATCAATGTAATTTGGCAACATCTTGCCTACGATCAAGGTGCAATACAGGGAATGGCTGATAATAATTTTATACAGGCTATTGATCATTTTGTCTATGTTAGCGATTGGCAAAGACAACAATTTGCACAGAGATTTGCAACGAATCTGAGTGAAACCCACATAATTAAAAACGCCATTGAACCTATTGAGTTTAAAGAAAAGTCTACTGATAAAATCAAATTGATCTATACTTCGACACCTAATCGCGGATTAGAAGTATTGTTGAAGGCATTTAAGATACTCAACAGAAGTGATGTAGAACTTACTGTTTTTTCCAGTAATATTATCTATGGTAAGGGATATAGCAATCAGCTTGCTGGCACGCACGATCATTTATTTCATCAATGTCGAACAACTCCGGGCATTACATATCGTGGATATGCAATGAATAAGGCAGTTCGTCTGGCGCTGCAATCTAGTCATATTTTAGCATATCCCTGCATCTACGAAGAAACCAGTTGCCTTGCTGCAATTGAAGCAGGTGCTGCCGGATGCAAGATAGTAACAACAAATTTAGGTGCATTGCCAGAAACATGTGATAGTTGGGCTACGTATGTTGACTATCAATACGGTGATGACTTAGATCTATTGGCAGAAAGATTTGCCCAGACATTAAATTATGAAATTGACCATTACAAAGAAACCAGTTATAATATAAAAGCTCAAAGTAATTGGTTTAATGATTACTACTCTTGGAATCATAGAGCAAAAGAATGGTTAGAATTTTTTAATAAAATATGCGTAAAGTAATAATAGGAACGCCGTGTTACGACGGCAGATTAGATGTTTGGTATACTAACAGTTTAATTAACACTGTTAAACTGAGCTACACACACGATGTAGAAATTACACCGATGTGGGTTAGCTTCGATGCACTAATTCAACGTGCACGCAATGACACTATTCAGTTAGCATTAGAAGGTGGATTTGACGATCTTATTTGGATCGACAGTGATATCGAGTGGCAACCTGAATGGTTCTTTAAACTACTCGATCATCCAGTTGATGTTGTGGGCGGAACTTATCGAAAAAAAGGCGATCGAGAAGAATATGTTATTCGACAATTGACTAAAAATAATACAGATCCCTCTACAGGCCTCGTCGAAGTTCAAGGGTTAGGTACCGGATTTTTGCGTATGAATCGTAAGGCAATGCAATATCTTTGGGATACTAGCAAATCTTATATTGATAAGAAAGATAACAAAGAACGCAGAATGATATTTGATGTTATTATCACGGACAATGACCTAATGAGCGAAGACATTTATGCATTACAAAAACTTATCGACGGTGGATTTAAAATTTGGTTAGATCCTTCTATGACATGCAGTCATATTGGCCCTTACAAGTTTCAGGGCGACTTCTCTGCTTGGTATAAAAATGGTATGAAATTAACAGTTGGTGCTCCTGCAATTGTACCTCCGGCTGCTGCTCGTATTCCAACACTACCTCGTAGACAACTATGAATAAGAACTTTGTAATGCTTTCTGGACTTCCTAGATCCGGAAGTCAAGTATTAAGCTCGATGTTAAATCAACATCCGGATATCTATGCATCTACAACAAGTCCAGTTGCTGATTTAGTAGGTCTTATTGGAGAACAATGGCCTAACCTTAGTCGAGCATTGATTGATCCCGATCCTAAGCAATATAGTAATATCCTATTGGGCACAATAGATGGTGCTTACAAACACATCGACAAGTCTACTATTGTTGATAAAAATAGACTATGGCCGCGATATGGTGATATTGCACAGCAGGCATTTGGGTTTAATCCTAGAATTATTTGCACTGTTCGCAGTATCCCTGATATTTTGGCATCTTATTGTTTGCTGATTGAAAAAAATAATGACAGAGTTACTTACATTGATCAAGACTTAATTGATTTAGGATTACCCATCAATACAAAAAATCGCTGTAAGATCTTGTGGGAAAAATATATTACACATCCTTACAATAGTTTGCGTATCGGTATTAATGCAGGCAATGTTGATATGTTGTTTTTAGAATACACTGATATTGTAGGCAATGGACAGGCTACAATTGATAAAATTTGCAATTTTATTGGCATTGATAGTTTTACGTTGAATACAAATAACTTGCAGCCGATGGACGAAAACGACGGATTCCACGGCGGACTTGTTGGGCTGCATGATGTTAGACCTACCCTGAAAAAAGCAAGTCCTCCCCCTGAAGAAGTTATTGGCAGAGAACTGACTAATTTATATAGAAATATGCATCTCGAATTTTGGAGAAAAAAGTGAGCGGGACATTGTATGCGATGATTTCGTCGTCTGCTTCTGATCATTATACTAGTCCTGCAATTGAAAGTTTTTTAAAACATACCAAATTAGGAATACATGATAATGCATTGTTAATCGACAATGATCATACCGGTAATCATATAGGCAAACCGTTGCATGTTATTGAAAATGCAACACCTCAAAGTTTTGCAAAAAATATTAATGATGCTATTGCATACGCACAGGGTCGAGATATTGTCATACTGAGTAATGATATCGAATTTACGGCAGGATGGAGTGAGCCGCTTAAACAATATAACAACTTGATTTTATTGCCATCTTGTAATCAAACGCATTTGTATACAAGCACTGACAAATCATTAAAGTTAGAAAGATCAATGTATCTTACTGATTACAATAATAACCATTTGGCATTAGCTGACTGTGTAAGACAACATAGGCAACAATCTCGTGTGGGATTTTTTGAACAACATCTAATGCCTTTTTATGCATTTAGAATTCCTGCGGCAATTATTGACAAAGTTGGCGTATTTGACGAAGAATACGGCCCAGGCGGCGGCGAAGATGTTGACTATAGAATGCGTGCTGTCGCAGCAGGATTTTCTGTAAAGTATGCAAGTCAATCTTACCTACTACATTATCACGGCAAGTCAACCTGGGATGGTGCAGAAACTCAGCAACAAACACAGGCAAGAGACCAGCAATACTTTCAACATTTTTCAAACAAGTGGGGAGAAGAATGGGCAAACTTATTGCTATCAGGCGGAAATGCTATACCCGTAATAGAAAAGTATAGTCTACAAGAATACTTTATTAAAAATAATTACACTGATTTAATTAAAAAAGTTTTACAAATCAGAAGTAGTGTGTTATAGTAAGTCAATATATTAACGACACCATTAAAGTAGCAGTTAAATATCAGCAGAGGACACTTATGAAAAAAATATTTTGGATCGACGGCGGAGCCGGTAGAGTAGTTGCAGCAATCCCAGCATTACTCAAATACAACAGATTAAACCCTAACACAGATTGGGCAGTATTAATCGGAGCATGGGACTTTTTGCTTTGGGGTATTCCTGAATTACAAGATCGTGCATACAATTTGGACACTAAGGGTGTGTTCGACAACGTAGTTAAGAATGCTGATGTAATTATTACACCCGAACCATATCGCAATCCGGCATATTTCCGTCAAGAGATTAGTTTAGTGCAGGCATTTGATCGCGAGATCAACAATACTACAGACCATAGCGATCTCGGTGTTCCGTCTATGATTTTTAATAGACAAGAACAACTGGTTGCAGAAAATACAATCAATGATTTGAAGAATATACAGAAGCGTCCAAAAACTGTTATCTTTCAACCATTTGGTCGTGGTGCAAAGTTAGACAGAGATCAAGTTATTGACGAAGAAAGCCGCAGTCTTGGACAAAAAGATTACCTGTTTTTAGTTCGTAAGTTGTCGCAAAAATACAATATGATATTCTTCGGTGAACCTGAATTTCAATTAAAACAAGATACGTATGCTCAAAAATACACATGTGATCTACGTCAATGGGGCGCATTGATAGCCGAAGCTGATTATTTTGTTGGTTGTGACTCAGTTGGACAACACTTGGCTCGTGCAGTAGGCACTCCTGGTTCTGTTATTTTTGGATCAACATTCCCTATTAACACAAGTTATCCAGATTACTTTAACTGTATTGATATGGGCAAGATTAGAAAATACAGTCCTATTCGAATTGCAGGCTTAGATGTTAGCTTGTCAAACAGATTAAACGAAAATGCAATGAACTTTAGTGATGTAGAATTGAATACTATCTATAATAGTATCGTAGCAGATATTGAAAGAAAAACAAAATAATGGCATACAGCATTTTAGCAATTAATCCGGGCCACAACGGCTCGGCAGCACTAGTAGTAGACGGCGAAATTATCTACTACTCCGAAGAAGAACGACTGAGCCGTATGAAATATGACGGTAATCCTTTCCGTGCAATGTTGCATGTATTAATTAATCATGTTGTTGACGAACTTGTTATTGGCGGAACAACTAATCAGCTTTCACAATTGCCTTGGACAGGAGAAGATGCATATACTGCACTTGCACGTAAATTCAATCCTAATGTTAAAGTTACTAAGATGGGGCACTTGCATCACTTTGGTCATGCAGCCAGCACATTTTACGGTTCAGGATTTGACACAGCAGTGGCTGTTATTGTAGACGGTGCCGGCGCTTTTCATCAAGAACAAGTAAATGATCAATTTACCGTAGGCGGATTTGAAACTGAAACAATCTATCAGTGCAATTATCCGCATGAGTTTAATGCAGTCTACAAACGTTATGCAGACGGCAATGCTGCCTATTATGATAACGGTATTCAAGAGTTTGACAACAGTGTTACTATTACCAAAGCATATGAAGCAGTTAGCGACTACTTAGGTTTTGGATACATCGAAGCTGGCAAAACTATGGGGCTTGCACCTTATGGATCGTATGATGAAAATATTCCAGAATTTTTTATCAATGGCAAAGGCAATAAAAATCTGTTGATGCCTCTTTATCCTGCCGGTGCAAAAATTGACGAAAATCGTAATCCTTATCTAAAACGTTTTACTGAACCTAAAGAATGGCACAATGATTTTAATCTAGTGCGTGATGTAGATAAGAATCTTGCATATCATGTTCAAGCTGCTGTCGAAGAACAAATGTATGATCTAATACAAAAGGCTGTTGATATTACCGGTGAAACAAATGTGGTCATTTCAGGCGGTTTTGGCCTAAATTGTGTGGCAAATTACAAGTTTGTGAAGCGTTTTCCTAACTTAAAGTTCTATATTGATCCGATTGCACACGATGGTGGTACTGCTATTGGTCTTGCAAGATATGCATGGTTTCAGTATTCACAAGACACCACTCCTGCACCACTAACAACTGTTTATCTAAGTTCACTACCTGATTATAATCAGTTATCTCTTATCAAACAACAAAAACTAAATGCAGATATTGTTGATGTAACAGCCGCAGATGTTGCACAACTTATAGAACAGGGTAACATTGTATCATTGTTTCAAGGTCGTGCAGAAGGTGGTCCGCGTGCATTGGGAAATCGAAGTATTTTATTTGATCCTCGTAGACCTGACGGTAAAGACTTTGTTAATCGTGTCAAACAGCGCGAATGGTTCCGTCCGTTTGCAGGATCTTGTTTAGAAGAACACGCAAATGAATGGTTTGATATGGCAGGCATGGAGTCAAGTCCTTTTATGATGTATGCGGTAGATGTTCGTTCAGACAAAATCGCACAGATTCCGGCAGTTACTCATGTAGATAACACCTGCAGAGTTCAAACGGTCAATGCAACACAAAATGAACACTACTATAACTTGATTCAAGAGTTTTATAAGCTAACTGGTGTTCCGTTAGTGTTCAACACAAGTTTTAACTTAGCTGGACAACCATTAGTCGAGTCTGTAATTGATGCTTTGATTACACTGTTTAACAGTGACATTCGATATTTGTATTTGCCCGAAGTTGGTAAACTTGTTAAGAAGCACTAATGAGTAAAACGTATCATTTTATTTCAGGATTACCGAGATCGGGCTCAACCTTGTTAAGTTCTATCTTGAAACAAAATCCTAGATTCACTTCTGGAATTAGTGATCCGTTGCACTCATATGCACACAGCATTATTCGCGATACAAATACTGCTGTAGGTATGGATGCTGCGGTTCCTATTGAAAAGCGTCGTGAACTTATTAAAGATATGTTCGATAGCTTTTACAAAAATGATCGAGAAGTTTGTTTTAACACTAATCGCGGTTGGGCATCTGATACAAGTTTGTTAAAGGATTTGTTCTCTAACTTTAAGATGATTGTTTGTCTTAGAGATGTGCCTTGGATTTTAGATAGCTTTGAGCAATTAAATGCTAAAAATCCTTACACAATTAAACCGCTGTATCATCATCAAGAATTGGGCAATGTGCATGATCGTTGCAGAATACTAATGGGCGAAATGCCTAACTTTGGTGGGTATGTTCATGGACCATTAATCAATGTGCAACAAAGCATGTTCTCGAATGAGATTGGTCATATTTGTTATGTAGAATATGACACATTGGTGGCAAATCCTAGGGCAGCGATGCAACAGATTTATCAGTTCTTAGAAGAACCCTGGTACGAACACGATTTTGACAATGTAGAAGACAGTTACGACGAATTTGATAATCAAGCTAAGATTACCGGATTGCATACAGTTCGTAGAAAAGTAGAATATCAAGATCGTCGTAGTATATTGCCCGGAGAATTATGGGATCGATACAGTCCTATGAGTTTTTGGAAACAAAACTTTGATCAACGACATAAGTTAACATGGATTACTGGTAGTTCTATTAAAAAATCAATACCTGTGTTATCTAGACAGCTATAAATAATTAGGTTATAGTATTCATTAAGGAGAAAAACATGACAACTATTGTAGATACATTATCGTTAAACACTGAAATCGTTTTAAGCGAGCGCCGAGTAACAACTGAATTCACAATTCAGCAAATTCAAGAAGATCTTCGCAATCGCAGAGTTCAAGTAGAAATTGAATTAGGTCCATTTACTACCGAAACATATCCAGACGGTCGCACAGAAACGCGAGGCTCTGGACGTCGTGGAGTTACTGTTTGGGAAGGCGATGCATATGATGCAGTTCGCGATACATGGCATAATGCCGACTTGATTGCAAGAGTTACAGAATTGTTAAACGGATAAAAATGCAAAAAATCTTAATCATGGGCCTGCCTGGCTCGGGTAAAACTTATTTGGCAACTGCACTAAAGAAATATTTAGAAGATTTTTCTAATGCCAATCACATGCCAATGGAACAATTACTACATATGGAACTGCCGCCGACTTCTTGGCAAGCAAAAGTAGACTGGTTCAATGCCGACGAAATTCGTAAGCGATTTAATGATTGGGATTTTAGTAGAGAAGGCCGTATTCGTCAAAGTTTGCGGATGGCAGAATTTGCACTAAAATGCACAGGAGATTTTGTCATCTGCGATTTTGTTGCACCCTTAGTAGAACAACGAAATAACTTCAAAGCAGATTGGACTATCTGGGTAGACACAATCGACGAAGGTAGATTTGAAGACACTAACAAGGCATTTGTTCCACCTGAAGTTTATGATTTTAGAGTCACTGAACAAAATGCAGACAAGTGGGCTGAGTTTATTGGCACACATATTTTAGAAAATCGTCGTCGCCCGAGATTTAATTGGCAGAAAGAAACTGTGCAGATGCTGGGCCGTTGGCAACCTTGGCATGCTGGTCATAGAGCATTGTTTGATCGTGCTATTGCAAAAACTGGACAAGTTGTTATTCAAATTCGAGACTGCCAAGGATGGAACAACAGTAATCCATTTGCAGTCGATCAAGTTAAAAATTTAATTCGCAGAGATTTAGATCCGTTGTATCAAGGCCAATACGAAATTCAAGTAGTACCTAATATTGTTAATATTACATATGGCAGAGATGTTGGCTACAAAATTGAAAAAGAAGTATTTGACGAAGCAACGCATTCTATCAGCGCTACTAAGATTCGCAAGGAACTGGGAATTGAGTGAGTCTAATGCCAGGAGTATAGTTAAAACTGTATCCTGGCGTATTACTGGGTCGGGTGCTACTTTTTTGATTTCTTATTTGATATCAAACAACTTATCAATGGCTGGAACAATTGCAGTTATCCAACTGACCGCTAATACACTGCTCTATTACTTACATGAGCGATTATGGAATAAAACCAAATGGGGTAAGTTAGATTAATTCTAACAAAATTTCTAATTTAGTCTTGATAATTCTATTTGTAAGACTAGTCCGCACACCCCTGTGCAACGGCTTAGGCCAAGCTCCTAATTCGCACCAAGAATAACCACTATGCTCATTGTTGAGTGTAGGTATAAATTCGCGATCAACTAATAACACATAGGTGTTATATTGAAATAATTGATCGTTGCTTGTGAATAATTCAAGTGGGATAACTTTTTTAATTGTGGGAGTTTTTCCAACTTCTTCTGAAACTTCTCTCATTAGTGTGTCGTAAGGTGTTAAGTCGTGTGGCTCTTTTTTGCCACCGACTAAGCCCCAATTGCCGGCAGTTTTTGCCTGTGTTCTACACAACAACAAAAATCTACCAGTATCTCGAGCTAAAAATAATCCTCCCGAACACACTATTTCTTTCATAACATTAAACGCCACTTTTCATTAGTGTATACACCTTCGAACGATTTGGTCCACTGTGTGCCATCCCATTTGTATTGTATACCTGTATAAGCATTAGTTATGTAAGTCGTTTCTGTAACATTAGCGGAATCGAATATTACCCACCAGCGAACTCCGTCCCATTGAATAATATCATTGGCGTGCGCCATTGTTTCGCCTTCTCGGCCTTTCCATCCATCTGGGCCATCGATTGCCTGTTGATTAATAATTACATCTTCTAATATTAAATATCGCCTATCAACATTTTGTCCTTCAACTGATTGGGGATTAAATGTTAACGGATTAATAATTGCATCAATTGTTCCCCTATTAAACGCATTATAATAGTCTGGAATTAATGTATTAGCGGGCACAGTATCTTGATCAAATGTTAAATTCATCAGTGTTTCGTCTAATGGATTTAGACTAATATAGGATACGATTTCTCGCCCATCTGGTTTTTGTAATCTTATTTGACTTAATCCCGATGTAAACTTTCCTGGATACTGATCTAACAAGTTTAACCATGATGGTTTATTGGCAACACTATCAGTATTAACCCAGCCTTCTCCGACATTTTCAGCACCTCCCGGTACTAATACTGCGGTATTATTTAATACCAATAAGTCATAATCTCCGGGTGTTACTACTATCCTAGCATCAGGTTTGAAACCTCCAAATATATCAGCACCGTTTGCAATATCAGAGGCTGAATCTTTACTAAATCCCGGTGCTTCTGCAAATACGTTGGTAATAATCTTAGTAATAATACCTAACTTTTTAACTTTGGCAGGCGGAGTAATCCAAGCAGGCGCAGTAAATTGCAGTGTGGCGATGCTGATATCGTTACCTAATCCTTGAGGAACGGCACGAGATTCAAAAACACTACCTTCAGTCAATTCTAATACACTTAAACTTGTCCAGTCGAGATAATTGTCGGTCATCTGTAATTCCAAGCTGGGATTAAACAGCATGGTAATCTGTTCCCATAATTGAAACTTTTGATCAGTGTTTGTAGTCCATATGTCTGCATTAAATGTAAACAGATATGGAGTAGGCATTAATCGCTCAACGGTATAATTTGAACCTTGTGTGTTCAAATACATATTACCCTGTTCGTCGTATGCACGCTCTCGTATGTGCATTTTATTGACATATGTAGGATCTTGCAATCGACTACGATCAAATTTTAGATCTTTGATATAGCAGGCAATAAACGGTGCACTCTGTAAAATATTTTCAGAGTTTTTATTTAAGATAGCGCCCACTTGCCTTGTCATGTCGCCATATCTAACGGGCACTTGCACTAACTGCCCTTTTGAATCTTGATAACAAAAATTACTCATGGCACGCATGAACTGCGTTAAGTAACGTTTGATTTGCCCATCATAGAAGAATTCCATATTAATTATCAGCCTTTGGTCGTAATGCCTTGCTTAGTGCTTGGCGTTCTGGAACAACTTCTCCCGCAATTGTTGCAGTAGTATTGTTATTGATAAATCCAGTTTTTTGCGTTTGTCTTGTTTGATCTCGATTTGCCGGATATCCATCTTTAGGTTTATTGGTCATTGTCATACGAACATTGTCTTCGAACTTTGTCCAATGTTTTCCATTCCATCGAAACAGTCTATTAGGGAAGTAATCTGTTCGTAAGTGAAACTGGCCAACAGCACCCGGAGTTGGAAACTCGATGCCTTGTGTAAATGCAGCTCCGTTCGGAGGAACACCATCTCCTGTTAGATATCCAATATAAAAATCTCTATTAGGGCTATTTAAAATCATACTGGCATCAAGTGCAGCAGTTTCGCTGTCTACAGTATTAATGTTATCGCTTGCGTCTGCTGTGTCAACAATTCCGGATTCTCGAGTAGGAATAACATAGAAGCTACGAGTATCGTAACCACTTTTTGGTGCATCTGCTTCGGCCTGTGCAATGATAGCTTCGTTAATTTCGATATTTTTGTTATATGTACTAATGATATCTCTAAGACTTCTGTCACCATCGCCGGATGCTGCATCAAGAATTTCTTTGTATTCTTGACTATCAACTAGGGGTTGGCATTTGGCACGCAACAAGTGAGGATACCACGTAACGCTATAACCAGTGCTAGGTCGAGTGACTTCGGAAATTACATAAAATCTCTTCAACGCAACCATCGAATCATCTAATGCATATTCGTCCTTTTGATGCGGAAGTTCAATAACATCGCCTGCTATTAACTTTCTGCCCAATGCTTCTACGGTGCTACGCAGATGAAAATGTATCATAATTTCATCGTTGTTTAGAAATAATCCAAACTGTGCTAGATTAAACACGTTGTCTAACATTGTGTAAGCACCGCGCAACCTGTAAATGTCTTGATCGTAATGCCTGTCTCGGTTTTCCATTAAAATCAAATCTTGTATTCCTAATTCTGGAATAGGATTTGTATTAACAGGAGTGCCAGGAGTGCTGTCGCCTGCTGTTGGATCTATTGGACCTAGATATTTGTGAACCATACAGTCAGTTCCGCCCACTTGAAACTGTTCGTTGATTGCACGATCAATGAACTTAAAATCGTTGCCCTTTTCTGGGCGGTATAAAGATAGTCTTGGCATAGTCTACTATTTATGGCTAAATATCAGTATGAATGAACTAGAAAACGAACGCCAAAAAGTCATTGATTACATCAGTGCGATGTTAGGATCCGGTATGATAGATGTGGAATTAGATCCGATCCACTATAATACTGCTATTGATAAAGCACTTGCTAGATATCGACAACGCAGTCAAAATTCTACGGAAGAAAGTTTTGGATTTATGACACTGCAAGTTGATCAAAACGACTACATTCTTCCTAAAGAAGTTATGGGAGTTCGTCAGATTTTTAGACGCAGCATTGGTAGTAGATCAGGCGGCGGCGACGGTGGATCATTGTTTGAACCGTTCAACTTGGCATACACTAACACTTATTTGTTATCTAGCAGCAACATGGGCGGACTAGCAACTTACATGGCATTTGCCAGTTATCAAAACTTAGTGGGTAAAATGTTTGGTAGTTTTATCAACTTTGACTTTAACCCAACTAGTAAGAAACTACGTATTAGCCAACGTCCTCGAACAGAAGAAAGTGTTGTATTATGGATGTATAATTATCGTCCAGATTTTAGCCTATTTCAAGATACTTACGGCGGAATTTGGGTTAAAGATTATGCACTGGCACAATGCAAGATTATGTTAGGCGAAGCTCGTGAAAAGTTTGGTAGCGTAGTCGGCCCACAGGGACCTACTACAATGAATGGCACCGCAATGAAAGCAGAAGGTGTAGCAATGATTGAAAAACTTGATTTAGAATTGTCCACAAACTACGATAATCAGCAACCTATGACATTTGTAATTGGCTAAAATAATATTGACACAGTAACATAAATGTAATAAATTATAGTATTGGAGAAATACTATGATTGTAGGTTTTGTAGGTTTAATCGGCGCTGGAAAAGATACTGCTGCTGATTATTTGGTTAACTTTCACGGCTTCCGGAGAGATTCATTTGCCAACACATTAAAAGACGCGGTTTCAGCTGTATTTGGTTGGGACCGCGTTCTGCTGGAGGGGCGCACAAAAGAAGCACGAGAGTGGAGAGAGCAAGTTGATCCGTGGTGGGCAGAACGATTGAATATGCCTAAACTAACACCGCGACTGATGTTGCAACTATGGGGCACGGAAGTATGTCGTGTGGGATTTCATGACGATATTTGGATTGCAAGTTTAGAAAATAAAATGCGTAAAACTAAGGATAATATTGTTATTAGCGATGTGCGTTTTCCAAACGAAATTACTGCTATTCATAATGCAGGCGGAATAGTTGTTAGAGTTAAACGAGGCGACGAACCCGAATGGTTTGAAGCAGCTATTAGCAATAACAAAGGTCCTGTTTCAAATCCTACATGGAGTTTGAGTAAATCTAAATTAGAACATTTAAAGATTCACGCAAGCGAAACTAGTTGGGTCGGCGGAGATATTGATCACGTTATTTCTAATGACGGTACTATCGACGAACTATTTGATCAAATTAAAAATCTGGTGATAAATCACCCTGGCGCCACGGTAGATGTAGCGTATGAAGTAGCCGTTGGCAATTGGCACAAACTGTCTTGAGATTATTATAACGGCAGTTGTTTAAATTGCCGTCAATATGATAGACATTAAATTGTTGTGGGTGTTTGCTCAAATATCCACAACGATCGCATTTATCTTTCTTTTTATATCCCGTCTTTGCCCAACGCGGGATTCCCTCTTTAGCAGTTCGAGAGCAATGATCGCACTGTGATCTATAGTGAGGTTTGCCTTCTTTATAGTAGTTTATTGCTACTGGTCTTGAACTGCACGTCTTACAAAGTTTTCTCATACTGTATTTACGCCCTTTTAAGTGCCCTTTGTGTGGTAGTTAACTTGGTAAAAAACCGGGGTTGTCACTAAATAAAAACAAGTAATCCATTGAGGAGATTGATAAATGGCAACACTAAATTCACCAGGCGTAAGCGTAACAGTAATAGATGAATCCTTCTATACACCCGCTGCCCCAGGAACAGTTCCTTTAATTTTTGTAGCATCTGCTGCTGACAAATCTAATGCAAGCGGCACCGGTACAGCACCGGGCACACTTGCAGCTAATGCAGGTAAAGTTTGGACTATTACAAGTCAACGTGATCTAACCGACACATTTGGTACACCAGTATTCTATACAGATGCTAGTGGTAATCCAGTGCACGGTGGAGAATTAAACGAGTATGGTCTACAAGCAGCATATAGCTTATTGGGCGTTAGCTCTAAAGCATACATTACTCGTGCAGATGTTGATCTAGCACAATTAGTACCAGCTGCTTCTACACCAACCGGTATGCCAATGAGTGGCACTTATTGGGTTGACACTAACGATAGCTTATACGGCGTCGGTGAGTGGGATAAAGTTAACAAAGTATTTGTTAATAAAACCCCATTAGTTATCGATAACGATAACAAAACTACCGTTGCTGACTTAGACGCAGACACATGGTCTCCTAAGGCTAGTTTTGGTACCAAAGGTGACTACGCTATTACTGTAACCAGTGAAAATACTAACCAACTATGGTTTAAAAACAGCGACAGCGTTTGGGTAGTAGTTGGATCTAATAGTGAAGCTAACTTTTCTTCAGGCGTTTCGACATTTGCAAGTTCTTGCTGGCAAACTAGCTGGCCAGTTGTAGCCAGCACTGGATTCAACGCAGTATCTACAGCAAGTGTTCAGTTATCTATTAATGATAACATTATTACATTAGGCACAGATGTATCAGCAGCTGGTGTTGCAACCAGCATCAACACTGTTATGTATAACAAGGGAGTTGGTGCAAGAGTCGTTAATGGCAAATTAGCACTCTACGCTGATGCAAGTGCAAAATCAGACGGAGCTGCTGAAGATGGTAAAATCACATTAGCAGACGTAAGTTCTGGAGTTATTGCATCGTTGGGTCTAACAGTGGGCACATTTGGTAGTGTAGCATTAACTATTGATACTCACACTCGATTCCCTCAATATTCTACAAATGGCAATGCATCGGGTAGTGTTTATGTTAAGACAACAACACCTAACAGTGGTGCCAATTGGTTAGTTAAATTCTACAATGGTTCTACACAAAGCTGGGGAACAGTTACTACTCCGATCTACGCAGGATCAGAAGCTGCCATCTATGATCTAGACAAATCGGGCGGTAAGAGTATTGCTGCTGGTACATTATTTGTTGACAGTAATTACGATCGCGGAACTGGTGCATCGACTTCTTCTGTTAAATTAGCAGAATTTAAATTATATCGTCGCACTGCAACTGGAGCCACAACTATTACTGGAACTCCAGGAACTTTAAGCACTAACACCAATGCAACTTTCCAAATTAAAGAAACTTTAGCAGGAGATACTGCATTTGGTACTGCATTTAGCGTTACTATTCCAGGTGGAAGCACTATGGTTGATGTAGTTTCGGCAGTTAGTGCATCAGCAGGAACTAATATTGTTGCCAGCTATGATGCAACAACAAATTCGTTTAGTCTAAGCCACAAGTTAGGCGGAGACTTCAAGATGGTCGATGTTACTACTGGCACTATCGCAACACTAGGATTTACTGCTTATAATATGAGCACTAAGACTGGTACTGCAAACTTGTATGCAACCGGCGATTACGAAGCTGACGGATTCACATTACGTGCAAGTAATTGGAAGCCATTGGTATACGAAGCAAAAGCTTCTGCACCATACACAAATCCGGCTGACGGCCAACTTTGGTATAGTTCAGTAGTTGACGAAGTTGATGTCATGTATCACAATGGCACTACTTGGGTTGGCTACAGAGATGCAACGGCATTCCCTAACAGCGACTCTAACGGTCCTATTGTTAGCGCACTTGCTCCAACTCAACAAGTTGGCGGACACGGTGGCGACTTTGCTCTAGTAGATGGAGATATTTGGATTAGCACAGCTGACATTGAGCAATATGGAGAACGCATCTATGTTTGGAATGCAACTACACTAAAGTGGATTGCTCAAGATGCTACTGATCAAACTACTCCTGATGGATGGTTATTTGCTGATGCACGTTGGGCAACCAGTGGTCAAGCAACTGAGCCTAGCACAATCAAAGCATTGTTAGCAAGTAATTATTTAGACCCAGATGCTCCTGATCCAGCATTATATCCACAAGGTATGCGCCTATGGAACCTACGCCGTAGCGGATTTAACGTCAAGAAGTATGTAGTTGATCATATTAACATCTATGCTAATGACGGTAAAAATACTCGTTATAACGACGAAGTGATGAATACTGTTGGCAACGAATATGTTGCAGATCGTTGGATCACAGTAAGTCCTAATCAAGAAACTGGTGCAGGTAGCTTCGGTCGTCACGCACAACGTAGATTTGTTGTATCGGCATTTAAGGCAGTTATTGATACAAATCAAGCAATTCGCGATACTGATACATTAGTATTCAACTTGATTGCTACACCTGGATACCCTGAAGCCATTCAGAACATGATTGCATTTAATGCAGATCGTGGACAAACTGCTTTTGTATTAGGTGATACACCGTTCCGTTTAGCACCTACTGGTACTGAATTATCAAACTGGGGCAATAACAATGCACTAGCATTTGACAACGGTGATGATGGTGCAGTAAGTAGCGATGAATATATGGCAATGTTCTACCCAAGTGGTTTTACAAACGACAACACTGGAAATAGTATTGTTGTTCCAGCAAGTCACATGATGATGCGCACAATTGCCAACAGTGATGCTAAGAGCTACCAATGGTTTGCTCCAGCAGGCACACGTCGCGGTGGTGTTGATAACGCTACTAGCGTTGGATATTTGCTAAATGGTGAATTCAAAACAGTTGCACTTCATGAAGGTCTTCGTGACGTTCTAGCAGGTGTTAAAGTTAACCCAATTGCAACATTCCCTGGTGTAGGTTTAGTTAACTTTGGTAACTATACTCGCGCTAGAAATGCAAGTGCATTGGATAGAATGAACGTTGCTCGTTTAGTAGTTTATCTACGTAGACAGTTGACTATTCTTGCTCGTCCGTTCTTATTTGAACCAAACGACAGAATCACTCGTAACGAAATCAAGGCAGCAGCAGAAAGCCTAATGTTAGAACTAGTAGGACAACGTGCATTGTATGACTTTATTGTTGTATGTGACGAGTCTAACAACACTAACGCTAGAATTGATCGCAGCGAACTATGGATGGATATTGCTATTGAGCCAGTTAAGGCTGTGGAATTCATTTACATTCCACTACGCTTGAAAAATACTGGTGATATCAAGGCCGGTCTATAATGGTAAATATTATAAAGAATAAGGAGCACTTAGATGGCAATTTCCAGTTTAAGTAAATTAGGGGTTCCCCTACAAGGGGACCAAAGTGCAGGCAACCAAGGCTTGTTAATGCCGAAGCTATCATATCGCTTCAGAGTATTATTTGAGAATCTTGGTGTCAGCAAACCAACAACTGAGCTAACAAAACAAGTTGTAACAGCTGGACGCCCATCTGTTGAATTTGATGACATTACATTAGATGTTTATAACAGCCGTATTAAAATGGCTGGTAAACCAAAGTGGAATGATATCAGTGTCGTTGTGCGTGACGATGTAACTGGTGCAGTAAGCAAACTAGTTGGCGAACAAGTTCAGAAACAGTTTGATTTCTTTGAACAAAGTTCTGCTGCTAGTGGTATTGATTACAAGTTTACTACAAAAGTTGAATTGCTCGACGGCGGCAACGGTGCGTATGAGCCAGTAGTTCTTGAATCTTGGGAAATGTATGGTTGCTACTTACAAAAGAGCGAATACATGGGAACAGATTATTCTAAGAGTGATCCATTAACTATTACAATGAACATTCGTTATGACAACGCTATCCAAGTCAATGCAGCAGGTACACCTACTGGTATTGGTGCATCAGTTGGTCGTACAATTCGTACATTGGCAACCGGTTAATCAATTTAACTACAAACAAGGGCGTTTTATACGCCCTTTTTTAACGACTAAATAATGCTATGTCAAATGCATTTTCAAACTTCCTCGGCGGCGTCTTAGACGGCTCAGGTGATCTACGAGATTACCAACACGCTTCTAGACTTTATGTTAGTAATTTTTACGAACTTGCTCCTAAAGCTGGTTGGATTTATTATGTTGTATTAAATGTAAATCCAGCACTACTAACCACAGATGCTATTTCAGATACTACGTTTCGAAAAAACTTTCAATCTTGGATTACGAAATATAAAGGAACTGTTGGGCTCTTAGCCAAACAGGTAGATCTTCCAAAATTTACAATGCAGACTGAAATTTTAAATCAGTATAATAGAAAGGTAGTAGTTCAAAAACAACTTACGTATTCTCCTGTAGCTATCACATTTCACGACGATATGGCTAATGCTACAACTGATATGTGGAAATATTACTATCAATATAATATTGCAGACAGTGTTAGTAAAACAAATGTAGATGCAAAATACCAAGATACCAAATATAAAGACTACGTAGACCCTAATAATAGTTTTTATGGGTTAAGTAATGGGCAAAAAACACGCATTCCTTTTTTCACATCAATTGATGTTTATCAATTGCATAAACAAAGATTTACATCATTTAAATTAGTTAATCCTGTAATTAAAGAATGGGCACATGATCAATTGGATCAAACACAGGGTAATAAAATGCTGACTAGTAAAATGACAGTAGATTACGAAACTGTTGTTTACAACACCGATGCAACTAATCGAGTTACTAAACAAAATCCTGGATTTACTACGCACCATTACGATAATACTCCAAGTCCGTTGCGTATCGGCGGAAAAGGTAATAACAGTATTTTTGGTGAAGGTGGAATTATAAATGGCGCAGGCGAAGTCTTTGGTAATTTAGCAAGCATTGCTAGCGGAACTGCTAGTCCTTTAGATATTTTAAATACTGCAATCAAAGGGGCTAATTTAGTTAAGAATGTCAAGAATGTTTCGGCGGCTAGTATCAAGGCAGAAGGATACAGCATTTTAAATAGCACATTAGCTAATGTTGCTTCTGCTCCGAGCACAATTCAAAATGTTGACGGTTCTATATCTTCTACTCCATCTGCTACAAGTAAAGTTTATCAAGGAGTAATGTCCGGATTAAACCAGGTAGTTAGTCCAGCAGGGATAAATTTATTTAACGGAAGTAATACCAGTGTTTCTAACACTGTATTTGCAGTTGCTAAAAAATTAGGAGGCTAACATGTCTTACAATAATATACCTCAAACTAGGGCCGAATCAAATTCTGATCTTACGGTAAAGGTATTTGATCAATATTTTCAAGCACCTATTGATCTTAATAATAATGAATTAATTGCTATGGTTGGTTTTTTTGAAAATCGAGGTTTTGACAAAGATTCTGCCGAATCAACTGCCCTTGTTATTCTTAAACAAGCTAAGAAAGATAATTATAATCCTATGCAAATAATGGATACATTAACTGGACTCAGCAATGTAGAAATAAGCGGATTAGTTGCAGAAATTTTAAATTATAATCGTTTTAAAACCAGCAGTTTAGGAATTAGTCAATTATATTCCCCTGCAGACGACGTTGTGAGAAATATATTACCATGAGTTTAAAATATAGTCAAGGTTTTTATGAAGTACAGAACCCCGACAAATATGTAGGTGTCGGCAAACCTAAATATAGATCGAGTTGGGAATTAAGTGTAATGACCATGTGCGATAACAATCCTGCCATTCATCAATGGGCAAGCGAAAGCATCAAAATACCATACAAAGATCCTTTAACTGGAAAACAAACTGTATATGTTCCAGATTTTTTAGTGATATTTGTGGACAATAATAAAAGAAAACGTGCAGAGCTTTGGGAAGTAAAGCCCGCCAAACAAGCATTTAAAGAAAGTGTTGGAAAAAATAAGTATGATCAAGCACAGTATGTTCGAAATATGGTAAAATGGGCATCAGCACAAAATTGGTGCAAGCAGAACAATATAAACTTTAGAATCATTACAGAAAACGAACTATATCACACAGGTAAAAAGAAATGACAAAGCGTCTAGAAGAAATACTAAACATTGATATTAAAGAAGAAACAGTTATTGCTCCAGATGCAACAACTAGTGTTCCTACTATTGATCTACAAGAAAAATTAGAAGAGTTTGATAAAATATCAGCAGCATTGCCCCGTGTAAAAGGGCTAGGCGATATGAGCGATGTTGAATTAGATGGACTTGCAGCTAAGGCAGAACAGGCATATGACGATCTAATGGATCTAGGTATGAATGTCGAAGCTCGTTATGGTGCTCGAATGTTTGAAGTTGCAGCAACTATGTTAAGTGCTGCTATACAGGCCAAGACTAATAAAATTGATAAGAAACTTAAAATGGTTGACTTACAACTTAAGAAACTGGCTATTGATAAAAAGCACGGGCAAGAAGACGGAAATGATGCAGTTCAGGGAGAAGGTTACATTCTAACAGATCGTAACAGCATTCTTGAAAAACTTAAGAATATCAAATAAATAAAAGATAGGACAACACCACCATGAAACAGTTTAAAGATTATCTTTCAGAAAGTGCAAAGAAATACGATTTTCGTATTAAAGTTGCTGGAGAATTTACAGCCGAGCAAGCAAACACTATGAAAGCACTATTAGGAAAATTCCAAGTATCGGGATTCAAATCAGCGGGCAAGACCCCTATTCAAGAATTACCGTTAGATTTTCCAAAAATTAAAAATGCAGAAGTTTGCATTTACGAAACAACACTAGATTACCCTGCAACTTCTTGGGAGTTACACGAATACCTAAGCTCTAATATGGGCATTAGCAAAGACGCATTGGTTGTTCGTCGTCCAGGAGAACCATCTGAGACGCAACAAGAAGCAGTCGAAGAACGCACAGAACCGTTGTTAACTGACAGCGAATACAAAGAAAGCCCAAATGCAAAGTTTGAAGACTTTTATGGCGACAAGTATAATACTGGATTTGTCAAAGAACTTAATGATATTTTAAAACTTCAACGTAAAGAACGTGGTGAAGAAATCCCAGAAACTACTGCTGCAAAATTTAATACAGACAGTCCTGCTGGAACAGCAACTATGTTAAAACCAGCTACTAGGAACAAAAAATGAAAATGATCAATGTGATGCAACGATTAGCAGATCTTGATGCAGTTAACCCGAATGTAGTTAACGAAACAAACAAATCTAAAAAAGAAAAAACAAGCCCCATTCGCGGTGGTCAACAGAAAGAGAAAACTATGGAAAATTTAAACTTAGAAAGCCTACGCTATTTGTCTGGCCTTAAAAATACTATTGCCGAATGCGGTATGATGGGCGGAGGTCAGTCTGCTAGTATTAATATCACTGCTGGCAGTGGTCAAGAACTTACAGGTATGTTAAAAGACATTATGAATCTTGCAGGGGTAAGCAAAGTTGAGCCTCATCATATGCCTGTTGACAGTCCAGATGCTGGCCCTAGCACTGTGATTTCTGCACCTCCTATGGGTGGCGCAATGGGACACAAGATGGATCCAAATGTGGAAATGCACAAGTTAATGGCTATTGTTGGCGAGCCGGATCAAGATCGAGATTCTATGAATTCGGGTGAACCAGACGGTGAAGGCGATGAAGAAAAAATGGGAGAAGACAATAACCGTATGTATGACTCGAGCCCAGACGAAAAAGTTATGGGAGATCCGATGGCACAGTTCGGCGATATCAACAGCGGTGATCACCGCCAGCGCCAAGCAGGTCTTCCAATTGCTAAACCAATGGAAACAACTTTCAAACAGTTAATGGCCGATTACGAGCAGTTTATTGCAGAAGGCGCAACTATGCAGGCCAAAGGCCCAAAAGAAGTTGATGTTCCTGCATACCTCCGCAAACAAAAGCGTCCAGGTCAATCAAATGCACAAGATTCAGTTGATGCAAAAAATGCAAACGCAGGTGCTAAAGTTTGGTCTAGTAAGCGCACATCCGAAGGTGCAGTAAAGGAACTTGATGCTGCTCTTAAAGATAAAACTATGAGCGATGCAGATTTCAAGAAGAAATACGGTATGACTAAAGCAGAAGCGAGAAAAGAATTATCTGCTAAAAAAGAAAAGCCAGTATCGGAAGCAAAACCAAGTGCAGGAATGACTGCAAAAGAAAAGTCTTCTGTAGCTAAGAAAGCAGTTGCTGGTAAAGATATTGGCAAGCCAGGTAAGAGCTTTAATAAAGTAGCAGCCAAAGCAGGTGGCGGCGAAAAAGGCAAAAAGATTGCAGCCGCAGCAATGTGGAAAAATCAAGCAAAAAAATAACACCTTAATGGTATGATCAATTAGCCCCTTCGGGGGCTTTTTTATCAGTAAATAATAATATGGCAAGTAAAAACTTAGAAAGCAATTTAGTTAAAAAGGCCCACGTTACACAACGATGGACCGAAGAAGATATTGAGCATATGTTAAAATGTTCGGACCAAGAAACTGGCCCGAGATATTTTTTAGATAACTTTTTCTTTATTCAGCATCCTACAAAAGGTAAGATTCAGTATAAAGCATTTGATTATCAAGAACGATTGTTAGACAGCTATCACGGTCATCGATTTAGTGTTAACATGTTGGGACGCCAAATGGGTAAGACAACTACTGCGGTTGGATACTTATTATGGTATGCAATGTTTGTTCCGGATAGTACCATTCTAATATCTGCACACAAGTATACAGGTGCTCAAGAAATTATGCAGCGTTTGCGATATGCATACGAAACTTGTCCAGATTTTATTCGTGCAGGTGTTACCAGTTATAACAAACAAAGTTTAGAGTTTGATAACGGATCACGTATTGTTGCACAGACTACTACTGAAACAACTGGTCGAGGTATGTCTGTCTCGCTGTTATATTGTGACGAGTTTGCCTATGTTGAACCTAACATTGCTGTTGAATTCTGGACTTCAATTTCGCCTACATTGGCCACTGGCGGTAAAGCTATTATTACCTCAACTCCGAACTCGGACGAAGATCAATTTGCGCAAATTTGGAGCGAAGCTAACAAGAGATTTGACGAATACGGTAATGAAACCGAACTAGGCAAAAACGGATTTTATCCTTGTTTGGCCATTTGGTCAGAGCATCCAGATCGTGACGAAAAGTGGGCTAACGAAGAACGCAGTCGAGTAGGTGTTGAGCGCTTTGAACGTGAACACGAATGTAAGTTTTTGATTTTTGACGAAACATTGATCAACAGTATTAGTCTTGCAGATATGGACGGTAGAGAACCTATTATGAAAATGGGTCAAGCACGATGGTATAAAAAGATCAATCCTGCTAGCACGTATATTGTTAGTTTAGATCCCAGCTTAGGCACCGGCGGCGACTATGCTGCTATTGAAATCATTGAATTACCCAGCTTGGATCAAGTAGGAGAATGGCATCATAATATGACACCTGTTCAAGCACAGGCTCGTATTTTAAGAGATTTGTTAAAACATATTGAAGAAAAATGTCACTTGGCCGGCGCAACTCCCAGCATTTATTACAGTGTAGAAAACAACACATTAGGTGAAAGTGCGCTAGTTGCAATTAATGAATTAGGTGAAGAAACATTTCCAGGATTGTTTCTAAGTGAGCCCATTAAGAAAGGACACGTTCGCCGTTTCCGCAAGGGATTTAACACAACGCACGCTGCTAAGATATCTGCTTGTGCCAAATTAAAACAGCTGGTAGAAAGTAGACAACTTAAAATTAACAGTAAAACACTTATTAGTGAACTTAAAACATTCGTAGCACAGGGCATTACATTTAAAGCCAAAACAGGACAGCATGATGACTTAGTTGCCAGTTTATTGTTGGCCATTAGAATGATTATGCTGTTACAAGATTGGGATCCTACTATCTATGATAAAATGCGCGATCATACTGGAATGGAAGAGCACGACCTCCCTCTGCCCATCTTTATGAGTTCTTATTAACTAAATACACATTATGAACGCAATTGAACTCATTTCACAAGACTTATTCGATAAAGTACGAAGCCGTTATAGTAACCTAGAAATGGGCGACGAAGACGGCATTGTAACATCAGACCCTAGAACTGCACGATTTTTTGATTTTGACTTTATTTTAGAAGGCGATAATCTAGGTCGTGTTAGTATTAGTATTAACGAACGCGGCGCATTAAAGATATTCTATAGTCAGGGCATATTAGAAGGAATTGATCCGGTTGCTCAAAAATTATGGTTTAATTTCTTAAAAGAAATGCGTAACTTTGCCAAACGTAGATTACTACGATTTGACACAAGGGATATTACTAAGTCCAACTTGGACAAAAACGATTTTAAATACCTAGCCCAAACTGGCTCAAAGGAAAATAATATGTCAGAAAGCAAAACATATGGTAGCAGTTTAACTAGCTATCGCCCCATTTCAAAGTCTAAAGTTATCATTAGACACCTAAGTCCAATTGATGCGGAAAGCCGCGGATCTCGCACTAGAAATATTAAATCTATCTTTATTCAAAATGAAGAAGGCGAACGTTGGAAAATGCCAATAACAAGTGTGCGTGCAGCAGAAGCTATGGCTCGACATGTAGCTAACGGTGGATATCCTCACGATGACTGCGGTAAGAAAATTATTGAAATGGCTACTGAAATTGCCAAGCTACATGCATTCAAAAAGCAAGTCGGCGGCCACGACAGTTTAAACGGAGATGCTAATACTATCCTCGAACGAGCCTGCATGAAACTCGACGAACTACGTAATCAAATGTCTAGTCTTTCTAAACAACATCATTACGAAGCTTGGAAAGAAGCATTTGTTCCGGGAACAATGGATGAATTTGTAATGGATGATATTACAATGGAAGACTATAAATCTAAGTTTACCGTTAGCACATTTAAAGAAGACTTAGCACAGTTCTTTCCATTGATCCATAAGATTATGCAAGAAACCGGCGAAGTTAATTTAGATGAATACGTTAGTGAATCTGAAGAAGAACATTGCGAATCTTGCGACCAAGTTATGGAAAAATGTGAGTGCGACGCTGAAAAAGATGTAAAAGAATTTGCAGATTTTGCCAACTGGGCAGACTCAATTGTAGAAGGAATGGGCAATATCGATGTCGAAGCTCTTTCGGATTTATTAAACAATGAAGCATTTAAAGAAGTAGGAACTGATGCTACTGCTACTATCTCTGCATTGCAAAATATTGGTATTAAAGACAGCGATTTAGAAAATCAATTAACACAATTGGCTAGTGAAACTGACGGAACTGGCGATCCTAAAGAAGTTATTACTGTATGGTTACAGCAAGCAGACCCTACCGCTTCACAAGAATTAGCAGGGATGCAACAACCTTCTTCAGAAGAACCTCCCGACGGTGAAGAAGTCCCTGAAGAACCACCTGCTGGAGAAGAAGTTCCTGCAGAAGAAAAAGATGGTAAAGATAGCTATAAAGATCCAGGCAAGCCTACTATTTCCTCAGTTGCAGAAATGGTTAGATCATTCTATAACAAACATCATATGGAAGAAGGGCTAGGACCATTTCCATTAGGTAAGCAAGGTATTGTTACTAAAGTTACAAAAGAAATGGGCGAGTGGGCCGGAGAACTTGCGGGCAAGTTAGTTGATCATTATTCTGCCATTGGACCTAAAAACAATGGAGATGAGCCAGTAACTGAACTATCAAATACAAAGTTAGGTCAATATAAAACTGCTGCCGCAGCTCAAGCTGGCAAGTTAGATCAAACAGGTCGTCCAGAAGATACAGCCAAAGCTGACAAACGGTTCAGTGGTATTGTTAAAGCTACTAAGAAACAATTTGCTAACGATGCAGCTGAACGTCCAGCAGAAGGTTATGATCCATACGGATATTGGGATAGAGCAGAAAATGAAGGACAAGGTGGATACGATCAAGTTGGTTTCTTAAAACAAATCATCGGTGATATTCATCCACAGGGCGGAACTCGAGAAGATTACCAAATGATGGTAGCTAAACAAGTTCCCGATTCTTATTCACGCACAGCTGAATTTGCAAGGGACTTTAATAAAGCATACGACGAATTTTATAGTCAAGGTGGTGCCGACGAAGAGGAAGAAGATGATTTTACCGACTACACTATGCGTCAAGGCGAAATGGGAAATCCAGATCGTATGAGAGAAAGTTTAGATGATATAAAAAGATTATCTGGGCTAATCAGACAAAAATAAATCTATAATCACTTGTAGATATAAATAAGACTGTGTATACTTAATCGTATGCACAGTTTTTCTTTTTAGTCAGTAGGCTTTAAAGAAGAGGCATAATATAACATTTATTAAGGAAAATCATTATGGCAACATTAGCAGAAATTAGAGCAAAACTTCAAGCATCATCTCAACAAAACAGCGGCGGCTCGGCCGGTGGAGACAACGCAATTTACCCCCATTGGAATATCGCAGAAGGTCAAACAGCAACGCTTCGTTTCGTTCCTGATGCTGATCCAAACAACACATTCTTCTGGATTGAACGTGCAATGATCAAATTGCCGTTTGCGGGTGTGAAGGGTGAAACCAATTCCAAGCCAGTTACTGTGCAAGTTCCTTGTATGGAAATGTGGGGTGAGACCTGCCCAATTCTTACTGAGGTTCGTCCTTGGTTCAAAGACAAGTCTTTGGAAGATATGGGTCGCAAGTATTGGAAGAAGAAGTCTTACTTGTTCCAAGGTTTTGTGGTTGATAGCCAGCACAAAGAAGATCGCACTCCTGAGAATCCAATCCGTAGATTCATCATGGGCTCACAAATCTTTAACATTATCAAAGCAGCATTGCTTGATCCAGACTTTTCAGAGTTGCCAACAGACTATGTCCGTGGCACTGACTTTAAAATTGTCAAGACAAGTAAAGGCGGATATGCCGACTACTCTACTTCTAACTGGGCTCGTCGTGAACGTGCTTTGGAAGAAGCAGAATTGACAGCGATTAAAGATCACGGTCCATTCAACTTGAAAGACTTCTTGCCTAAGAAGCCAGGCGAAGTTGAACTCAAAGTGATGAAAGAAATGTTCGAAGCGTCAGTCGACGGTGAAGCATTTGATATGGAACGTTGGGGTCAATACTTCAAGCCAGCAGGTTATGGTGGTCGTGACAATGCAGAAGGTGGAGCAGCTAAACCAGCCGCAGCACCAGCAGCTCGTCCTGCACCAGCGCCAGTTGCTGAAGAAAAAGCACCTTGGGAAGATGATGTTGCAGCCGCAGAGGAATCATTCTCTGCACCAGCCGCAGCACCAGTTGCAGCACCTGCTGCCGATAGCGCAAGCTCACGTGCTCAAGACATCTTGGCAGCGATTCGTAATCGTAACAAGTAATTAGGAGATAGACTATGGGAAAGGCTTTTGATATAAGCAAGTTCCGTAAGTCTATCACTAAGTCTATTGACGGACTTGGTATAGGCTTCAATGATCCTACAGACTGGATCAGCACAGGGAACTATGCACTAAACTATCTTATCAGTGGAAACTTTAACAAAGGTGTTCCGATGGGTAAGGTCACAGTGTTCGCGGGTGAATCAGGCGCAGGTAAATCATATATCTGTTCAGGAAACATCGTTAAGGCGGCACAAGAACAAGGTATTTTTGTTATCCTTGTTGATAGCGAAAACGCACTTGATGAAGCGTGGTTGCACGCATTAGGTGTTGATACAAGCGAAGATAAGTTACTGAAACTTAACATGGCTATGATCGACGATGTGGCAAAGACTATTTCAGAATTTATGAAAGAGTATAAAGCTATGCCACAAGAAGACAGAATGAAAGTTTTGTTTGTTATCGATTCGTTAGGTATGTTGTTGACTCCTACTGACGTTAATCAGTTTGAAGCAGGTGAAATGAAAGGTGACATGGGTCGCAAACCTAAGGCACTTACAAGTCTTGTTCGTAACTGTGTTAATATGTTTGGTTCATACAATGTAGGTATGGTTTGCACAAATCACACTTATGCATCGCAAGATATGTTTGATCCAGATGACAAAATTTCAGGTGGACAAGGTTTCATTTATGCAAGCTCTATTGTTGTAGCTATGCGTAAGTTGAAGTTGAAAACAGATGCTGACGGTAATAAAACTACAACAGTTAACGGTATTCGTAGTGCTTGTAAGATTATGAAAACACGCTATGCTAAACCGTTCGAAGCTGTTCAAGTTGAGATTCCATACACAACAGGTATGAGTCCGCACAGTGGTTTAGTTGATTTGTTTGAAGCAAAAGACTTGCTGAAGAAAGAAGGCAACAGCCTTGTTTACACAACCAAAGACGGCGAAATTATCAAACAATTCCGCAAGGCATGGGAGCGTAATGAGAAAGACGGTCTTACAAAAGTGATGGAAGACATTACTGAGTTTGGTGAAGCAACTTCTGCACTTGTTGCAGCAGAGGACACAGGAGAATAATAATGGATGAAAGTCTGATTATGGAAATCTGGGATACGTTCCGTGAATATATCCCTGAGAAACACAAAGATACCGCAGCTAATCAATATGTCGATTACCTACTAGGTAAGGACATTGAGGTTGCAGTTCTTGAAGGATTTATAGGTTATGACCCTCATCTCGACGATGCAATTAAAAACGTCGTTGACGAAGCTAACGCTTTAGATGGCGACGATGATACCGGTTATTACGAAGAAGACGAGGACTATTAATGGCACACTGGTATGCTAAGGTGAGCAAAGATATTTCTCACCTGCCTGCCTGTATTGACTATTATTACAATGAGTTAGACAGTGCCAAGAGAGAAGTTAAAATCTACGGCAACTTAGAAAAGGCTTCCGCCGCACTGCCTGGCATTGTAGAACAGCGTTTTAACCAGCTTCAAGAACTTGAGGCTGTGTTAGAATACTTGAATATCGAACTGCGCCGTATTAGATCTAAAGCATTTAAGAAATATCTCGAAAACTATCAAAGAGCACTTAGCTCAAGAGATGTAGAAAAATATGTCGACGGCGAAGCAGATGTAGTCGATATGGAAAAGATTATTAATGAGTTTGCATTGTTAAGAAATCAATGGCTAGGTATTATCAAAGCTATTGATCAAAAGCAATGGCAAATAACAAACATCGTTAAGTTGCGCACAGCAGGCTTAGAAGATGTAAGTGTTTAAAATAGGAGCTTGACAAGCTCTTATTTTTTCTGTATACTAATTTTATGAATATTGAAGAACTAATTGATCGTCTTGCCAGCAACGGAAAATATATGTTTGCTCCTACTATTCCATTGCATAAAACTGATTATACTATTACACATAGCCTATCAGAGCAATTGCAGCGAGGCAACGGATTTACTGAAAAGCAACGTGCTCTTACTATACGATTAGTGACAAAATATGCTAACGTATTGTCTATTGCACTTAACTACGACGTCAATGTCGATCTTGTAACTCCTACTTTTAAATACCCGGTGCGTAAATTGAGCGGAACTAAATCAGTCGAAGTAAACACACTTGAAAATGGGCATAAGAGAATGCTGGTTAAGTTTCCTTATAACGAAGGAACTATTACTGCTTTTAGAGAGTATAAACAAACATTGCCTAGATTTGATCTAATGGAAATTAGTTGGAACGCTGATGACAGCGCCTGGGTATTTCCATTTACTGAACCAAATGTTTCTTTTCTGTCTAAACTGTTAGGCAGTGACTTTATATTTGATCAAACATTTATCGATGCTGCTGACGAAATAAAAGAAATTGAGCACAACATTGAACAGTATGTTCCTATGGTTGTTGTTCAAGATGGTAAGTATTATTACAAAAATACAGTTGATAAAATACCACAACCTACTTCTACAAACTTAACTGAAGTGTTGTTAGATGCTCGTAGATACGGCATTAGTTGCTGGGATGAATCAATTGACGCAGCTATATCGTTAGTCACTCCGGCTGCTTGTGCATTGTTAAAGAATACGTCTTGCAATCCAGTTGTGCTGGATGTTAGAGATCTTGATGACCTTACTGAACTTTTGAATTATTCAAACAATGTGTTGTTTGTAATTCCAGGAGGCACTGAATTAATGCATCTACAGACCGTGCATCAATATCTTAAAGACAATAATATTCCAAATGAGCAAATGACTGTTATGTTTAGACTTGACAGTAGCTCTGGAAAAATGTGCAATGATTATATCAAAGAAAACAACTTGAACAGTCAAGTAAGCGACAATATTAAGTTTGTGTGTGTTAGTGGAAAGATTCCAAAGCCGTTGATCGAATCTGGAAAACAGTTTGATTTAGTAGTTCACTTCGGAACAAACTCTGCACATTACACATTAAAAAACTATATTAAGAATCATCATAATGTTGTTAGTATGAATCTAGATAATAAGAATAAGGAGTTAAGATTTGCCAAGCTGCAAGATAATTATTAAAGACGAAGTAAATGTAAAGATAGAAAATTTAGATTTAGATACTCGTAAAGCGTTAGTTAAGAAATTCAAATATGAAGATCCTACTGCACGCTATCGTCCATCATATAAACTAGGACGCTGGGATGGCAGCGTCAGCTTCTTTGGTCTAGGCGGAACTACATATCTATCAATGCTAGGACAAGTATTAGAAGAGTTAGAGAATAAAAACTATTACATCGAAGTAGAAGATTTGCGAACAAGCCCTGCATTAGAATTTGAAAAAGTTACTGAAGAATTTTGGGGTGATCTATGTTGGCCAGATGGACATAGGTTTGCTGGACAACCTATTAGACTGAGAGATGATCAAGTTGAAGTAGTTAATAAGTTTTTAGAAAATCCACAATGCATTCAAGAGATTGCTACCGGTTTTGGTAAGACAATCACTACTGCTACATTGGCTAAGATTTGTGAAAAATATGGACGCACTATCACTATTGTTCCTAACAAATCACTTGTTGAACAAACAGAAGAAGACTTTTTAAACTGCCAATTAGATGTGGGAGTTTACTACGGCGATCGTAAAAATTTAGGAAAGACACATACTATTTGCACTTGGCAAAGTCTTAACATCATGGACAAAAAGAACGTTGATGATAATGATCTAATGTCACTTGCTGAGTTCTTAGATGGCGTTAACTGTGTTATGGTTGACGAAGTTCACATGGCTAAAGCTGATGTATTGAAGAAGCTGTTGACACAACATACTGCTAATGCTCCTATTCGTTGGGGCCTAACTGGCACTATTCCCAAAGCAGATATTGACTTTCAAAATATTCGTGCGGCATTAGGTGAAGTTGTTCACCAAGTTAAAGCTCACGAGTTGCAAGAGAAAGGAGTATTGAGTACCTGTCACGTTAACATTGTTCAAACTGCTGAATGGAAAGAGTTTGGTAGCTACGCTGAAGAGTTAAAATATTTGGTTACAAATAAAGAACGTGTAGAGTTTATGGCAAAGATGATTGAATCAATTGCAGACTCTGGCAACACCCTTGTGTTAGTTGATCGCATTGAATGTGGTAAGATGCTGCAAGTTTACCTAAGCGATTTGTTTAGTTTATTATCAGATAAACCTGAAGTTGCATTTATTTCAGGCGAAGTAAAAACAAAAGATCGCAAAGAAGAATATGACGAAGTTAAAACAGCAAGCAATAAAATTATTATTGCAACTTACGGTGTAGCGGCAGTGGGTATTAATATTCCTCGAATTTTTAATATGGTTCTTATTGAACCTGGTAAATCTTTTGTTAGAGTTATCCAGTCAATTGGACGTGGTATTCGTAAAGCAGATGACAAAGATTTTGTTCAAATATGGGACTTTACTGCAAGCACAAAATATGCCAAGCGGCACTTAACGGAGCGTAAAAAATATTATAAAGACGCAAAATATCCGTTTACAATAGACAAAGTGAAATATCAATAATGCAAATTTTAACCTTAGAAAACAAAACATATTATCTCAACGACCTTCCTGAAGAAGTTGACGACGACATGCGATTTGCAGTTATGGACAATAGTGATCCACAAAATCCTGATTACTTTTTCATTCCTTTAATCTTTTTAGAATCATTTACTTGCCCTGCTGCTGTATTAAAAGTTGGACCTTACGAACTTACAATGCCATTAGATTGGTGCACTATTGTAGGCGACCCCGAAGGACCTGATATGGAAGTGCTGCCGTTAACAAGTCTAAACGATCGCGGGTTTAAAACATTCTGCTTTAATCCGTTGAGCTCTTTTAGACCTGAGTTTCATGAGATTGACATCATTAATGTCTATCAAGATGTTAAGTGGTATTTTCCAAAAATGAAGGCAGGACAACTACTATCTACTCCTTTGCATCCGGGAGATAAACCCACTTGTGCTTACTTTGTTAAAGAAGTTAGTCGTCAAAGTGAGATTGTTGATTTTACAAAGTGCTGGTAATATGGGATCGCTTACTCCAAATGGTAAACTAATTTACGAGCGTGTGGGCGATACTGTTTACTCTCGAATTGAGGGTGAAACTGAAAGGACAGTAGTGGGATATAATTACAAACGAGATCCGTTAGATCACAGAAACTATATGAGTGACCCAAATGAAAGTCAACTGTGGCACGATATTAGACGTGCAGCAATGACTGACAATAAGTTGCAAGAAGCACTTGACCGTGTTAAAGTAATGTATTATCTAACACACGACAAGAAAGATGTCGTGCAACATCATCCGGTATGAAAATAACAACATATAAGTGTTCGGCAGACAACGAGTGGGACCTCTATGAAGAAGATCTTGAAGACGTCGACGATGAGGAATATATTTCTTCATCTGAAGCTAAGTTTCTAAAAGAATGGCAAGAGATTGTTCGAGCAGCCGAAACTAACGCTGCTTTGAAGAAAGCAATTGATCGAGTTAAGATCACATATAACCTAAGTAAAGATCATGGCAACAGCAAAACTTGATATTAAACGAGAACTAGAAGCAGTTGATACACGCAACTACAGCTTCTATGAAAAGCTCACAGCTGAAGAACAAAAAGCATTTAGTCCGTTTGTGCTAATGCGATTTACCAGCAATGTGCAAGGTGACAGAGATACACAAGAGTGGTTTATTGAAATGACTAACGAGCTTGTGAATAAAGATCATTGGACACTTAGCAAAAATCACAAAGCACTACTGTGGAAATTATATGCCGGAACAGGCGTAGGTGTTAAGTGCTTTCATCCATACTTAGCGGCAGGTAAGAAAGAAAAAGTTAACAAGATTGAAAAGTTAATTGCAGAATTAAATCCTACAATGAAACTAAATGAAGTAAAAATGTTAGCCGGTATGATGTCAAAGAAAGACATTGACGAGTTGTTCGATGGTTTGGGATTTGACAAGAAGCAACGAAAAGAATACGAATGATAGACCTAGTGGATCAGCCTTATAAATGTGTGCATTGCGGCAAGAGCTTTATGAAAGAAAAGACTCTTGTTGCTCACATGTGCGAAAACAAAAGACGTGCTTTGCAAAAAGATGAAAAGCGAGTTGTGGCTGGAATGTTTGCTTACAATCGATTCTATCAACTTACGCAAAATGGTAAGAAGAATAAAACTTATGAAGAGTTTTGTAAAAGCTCTTACTATAATGCCTTTGTTAAATTTGGATCTTTTGTAACCAATGTTAATCCTCTTTATCCAGATAAGTTTATTGACTATGTTATTAAAAGTGGTGTAAAGTTAGATCACTGGTGCAGAGATGAACTGTATGAAAAGTATCTCTACGAGATGCTTAAAGTAGAACCAGTTGAGTCCGCTGTGCAACGTAGTCTTCAAACTATGATGGAATGGGGTGATACAAGCCAAGCACAGTTTAATCACTACTTTAACTATGTCAATCATAATCGTGCAGTTAATGATATTCGTAACGGTAAGATGTCGTTATGGTTGTTGCTAAACTGTAAAAGTGGTAAAGAAATGGTTTCAAAGTTTAATGACGATCATTTAGATCTTATTGCACCTGCATTTGATCTACAGTTCTGGACAAAACATTTTAAAAAGAATCCAGCAGATGTTGCATTGGTAAAAGAGATTTGCAAAGAAGCGGGAATAGAATGATAATAGAAATCACAACCGGCAAACACAGATGGAAAGAGATGGAGTCTTGGTTACTAGAAAATATGCCAGGTCGTTGGTCTTGTAGCGAACCTATCGGAAGTATTGTTCGAGATGTTGAATTTCATAATGAACGAGACGGTACACTCTTTATGTTAAGGTGGGGTTCAAAATGAAGATACAATGCGACATCGATATTGACTTTGCTAACAGAGAAGATATTTTATCAAAGATTCCTCACGTAGTTGCGGGGCGTATTGATCGCGGAGAATATAAGCATCATAATACTGGTGTGTATCTACAGAACATGCCAGTTAACCCACTTAACGGATTAGCAACTATCGATTATGAAACTGCTGAACAACGAGGATATTTTAAGATAGACTTCTTGAATGTCAACGCATATCAAGGAGTTAAAAATGAAGAACACATTAAACAGTTGCTAAGTGTAGAGCCACTGTGGGACCTAATGTATGAAAAAGACGTGTGTGATCAGCTGTTTCATGTCAACGGTTATCATAACTTGTTAGCCCAGCTAAAGCCCACAAGTATTTTAGAATTAGCCACAGTTCTTGCTTTGATTAGACCCGGTAAGAAACACTTGGTCCCAGTATGTGTTGAAAAAGGTTTCCAAGCAATCCAGGACGAAGTCTGGATTAAAACTGACGAAGGCTATAGTTTTAAGAAGAGTCATGCTATTGGGTATGCTCACGTTATTGTTATGCAGTTAAATTTAATATGCGAACGTATTAGCTACGGATTTTCTTAACGTTTCTAACCAACTGTATACTCTTACGTTTAACTCTTTTTTCTGCAATTTCACTCAGACTGACAACTGGTCCAAACACAATTTCAATATCTTTAGAATTGAAAGTTTTGATGTAATCTCTAAACTGTATCATATCGGGTTTTAGAAAAATACTAATTGGAATTTTACGGTTGCTTTCCCACCACCATATTTCTCCAAATTCTATAAATCGTTGTTTTTCGTCCTCAGTTCGAATAATTGAATAGTCGTAAAGACTTGTTACATTATTATCTAAATTGATGAGAATGCCCACATATTCAATATCATTTGATTTGATGCAGGTCATAAATGGAAAATTCTTTTGAAAGCTGTTTTTTGTTGTCATGGATTCCGATAAATACATATTATGAAATTACCAGTCTATTTATATACCAATTTGTTCGAAGTAATATTGGATCTGGACAATAACAACAGGATTAACCAAGTTATGTATCAACGCGACCTAAAATTACAAAAAGGTGTCAAGAACAAGGTGCAAATTCAGTTCAAAAACAGCGATCAGAAATTTGTAGATGTTTCTACCAGCAGTTTTGTGTTTGTATTGTTCGATACCGTCAACCAACGAAATCTCATCGAAAAAGATGTAACTATCTTAGACGACGGCACTACGCGAGCATTGCGGGGATTAGGTGAAGTGGTATTCACCGAAAGTGATCTACAGGCATGTGACAGCACTTACTATAAAATGGGCGTGAAGGCTGTGGATACAGACGGAAGCTATACTCCTACATTTGCTAATACATATTACGGTGTTGGTGCAACGATTGAAGTGCGTCACGATCTTTATCCAACTCTAGTGCCCAGCCAAGAAACTACAAAGTTTAGCACTTACTATAATGCAGATCAAAATGCAATGCAATACGAATACTACACTGGTAACTTAAATGCACACCCGGAGTTTAAAGGTAATGCTGCATTGCATACTGCGGCAATCTATATGACTCGCTATACGGGTAAGGTTATTGTAGAAGGTACATTGGAAAGTAATCCAGGTTCATTTGGGCATTATGCAATTATTAAAGATACTACATATACGGGATTTACTGGTATAGATTATTATAACTTCAACGGAGTATTTTCTAAAATCCGTGTGCGTTACATTCCCGCAAAAGAACCTGTTAGTCAGCAGAATAATAACACCGTATATGCCGGAACTGTAGACAAGGTGTTGTATAGAAGTTAACATGTATGTATGAATCTCATACAGGCAAGTTTACAAAACATATTACCCACAAATAGAAAAACAACAAGCGGCGGCTGGCTTAGTTTTAATGCGGTGTGTTGCTCTCACAGAGGTGAAAGCGTTGATAAGAAAAAGCGTGGCGGCATACTTTTTAAAGAAGATGGGTTTGTTTATTCCTGTTTTAACTGCGGATTTGGCGCAGGATGGCAACCAGGTAAACTGTTTAGTAAAAATACTAAAGACTTATTTAAGTGGATGGGCTTGCCCGAAGATGAACTTAACAAGTTATCTCTCGAAGCAATGCGTGAAAAAGATGCAATACCAGTTCCTGAAAAACTATTCACACTCGAACTGCAAGAGATGCCCTTGCCGGAAGACTGTTTACCAATAGTAAATTGGATCAAAGAAGGCTGTGAAGAACCTAAAATGGTTGCTTGTATAGAATACATTCTTGGCCGCAACTTGACATTAGATGATTATAACTGGCACTGGTCAGCAGCTACTGGATATAAAGACAGGGTCATTATTCCATTTTATCAAGATAAAAAAGTAGTAGGATGGACAGGCAGAAAGATTACAGACGGCAATCCTCGATACTTAACACATTCGCAAAATGGATATGTGTTTAATATTGATGCTCAAACATTTGATAAAAAATTTGTAATCGTCGTCGAAGGTCAGTTTGATGCTATTGCATCAGAAGGTGTTGCCATTATGCACAATGAACCAAACGCTGCACAATGCTTTAGAATTAACCAACTAGCCCGAGAAGTTATTGTTGTGCCCGATAGAGATAAAGCGGGCGCAAAGATGTTGCAAGCTGCAATCGACAACGGATGGAGTATGAGTTTACCACCTTGGGGCGATGATATCAAGGACGTAGCAAAGGCAGTTGAAGTATATGGCCGAGCATATACACTAGCCACGATCTTACACTATCGGGAATCTAATAAGATAAAAATAGAATTAAAGAAGAAAGAATTAGAGAAACTGAATGACAAAAAACAATAATACAGATTATAGCTACGATATACAAAAACTTTACTTAGAAATGTTTCTTTCGGATGCAGAAACATTTTGCCGCTGCCAAAGTATATTTGACGCAGAAAACTTTGATCAACGATTAAAAGATACCGCAGTATTCCTTAATGATTATGTAGATCAATATAAGGTAATGCCCGAGACGCAGATCATTAATGCACAATGCAAAATAGATTTTCAACCTATTTCTTTACCAAAGCAGAACTATGAATGGCTAATGGATGAATTTGAAAACTTTAGCAGACATAAATCATTAGAGCGTGCAATTTATAAGTCAGCTGATTTATTAAATGCAGGCGACTATGGGCCAGTCGAAAAGCTAATCAAAGAAGCTATTCAGATTAGTTTGAACAAAGATATGGGCACAGACTATTGGGCTGATCCCAGAGCACGCTTGAACAAACTTAAAGATAACAACGGACAAATTAGCACAGGATGGCCGAGTGTTGATCGTAAGTTATATGGCGGATTCAAACGTGGTGAACTGAATATTTTTGCAGCAGCATCAGGTGGTGGTAAGAGTTTGTTTCTTGCTAACTTGGGTGTAAACTTTGCACTTGCTGGATTGAATGTAGTTTACTTTACATTCGAACTTTCTGAAGAGCTTGTGGGTATGCGGGTTGACAGTATGGTCACCGGAATCACTACAAGAGACATCTTTAAGCAGCTAGATGATGTCGAAATGAAGGTCAAACTCACTGGTAAGAAGGCAGGAGGAATGCAGATAAAATACCTCCCTTCTGGCAAGAATTGTAATGATTTGAGGTCGTATTTGAAGGAATATGAAGTCAAAACAGGCAAAAAACCTGACATTATTTTAGTGGACTACTTAGACCTTATGATGCCACTTTCTGTCAAAGTTTCACCGTCAGATCTGTTTATTAAAGACAAATATGTATCGGAAGAATTGCGTAACTTTGCTATGGAAAATCAAGCAGTTGTAGTAACAGCTAGTCAGCTTAACCGTAGTGCTGTTGAAGAGATTGAGTTTGATCATAGTCATATTTCAGGTGGATTAAGTAAGATTCAAACAGCTGACAACGTTATCGGTATCTTTACTAGTCGTGCAATGAAAGAACGAGGACGCTATCAAATTCAATTTATGAAAACACGTAGTTCTAGTGGTGTTGGACAAAAAGTTGATCTAGAGTTTAATGTAGATACACTGCGAATTTCAGACCTAGATGAACCAGAAGAGACTAGCTTCAGCAGCCAACGCACAAGTTCTACAACAGCAAACATTGTTAGTCAGTTTAAAAAGACTAGCTCTGTATCACATACAGTTGATCCAGATACAGGCGAAGTTAGAGACAGTGATCCTGCACAGGGTGTATCAGTTGGAAAAGTTAAAGCAACTGCTGATTCAAGTCGTATTCGTTCTATGTTGGCAAACATGAATTCAGAAAAAGATTAAAAAGGTGCTATAATATAGTATGACTAAGAAAACATTTTATTTAGATATGGACGGTGTAGTAGCCGATTGGGTAGCAGGTGCTGCAAAGATTATTGGATATGAACTATCCGATCCCAAAGCATATTATCCACCAGAAGATTGGGTTAGAATTAGAGACAACATGAGAATGTTTCGAGATTTGCCAAAGATGAAACACGCAGATGAGATGGTTGCGCTTGCACGTAAGTTTCGTGATGAGTTAGGATACGATCTAATGTTCCTCACTGCTATTCCTCACTACAATGATATCCATTGGGCATTCTGGGATAAGATGTTGTGGGCACAAGAACGATATCCGGACATTCCTGTTCACTTTGGACCATTTAGTCAGGACAAACAAAAGCATTGCCAACCTGGTGATATCCTAGTTGACGATCGTCCTGATAATTGTGAAAATTGGGTTCGAGTAGGTGGGGTTGCTGTTAAGGTCGATTTAGATTATGTTTCAGCACTCGAAGCAGTGCAAGCATTGTTTGATAAAGAATCAGTATAACTTCTTAACTTCTCTGATTACATGTTCGTAATCATTGCAGTAAACATAATGATCGATAGTGCTCCATGGTTCTCTCCATCGCATTATCCAGCACTCGTCGATCTCTGCAATTGCAATAGTAAATCCTTTAGGGTTCTTTAGTGGACCGAGAGACCAAAAAGTAACGGGCCTAAATGTATGTGAATCAAACATGCATGGCCCGTTTCTTATGCGTTCGGAGCTGGTAGCTCAGGAGTTTCCTCAGGCGGAATTTCTTTTGGACGTTTACTAGTAGTCATCCATCCTACTCTAACAAAATTTTGTAGTTTAGCAATTTCATTATCAATATTGTATTCTTTGATTTTAGTGTCGTTAGTTTGTAGTGTAGGATCTTCAGACGCAGTTTTCATATACGCCTCTATGTCTGCTTTTTTAGCCCGTAATCCATTTACAAGATCATCATATATATATGGAAACTTTTCTAAAATATCTCGCTTAGGTGGCGGGTTATCTGCAATATCCATAAAGTCTAATCCTGCATCAAATTGATAACGCTCTTTTCCTTCAATTTTTCGACCATCACGTTTTATTAACGAAACTTCTTCTGGGTCATAAGGGAACAGTTGAAATAACATTGCCCTTCTTGAATAATTATGATAATGACCATCATAGCTAGCGCCGGCAGTACACCAAGTTGTTCCCTGCCCTAATGCTACGTTGGCTGCACGATTAAATGTAGTATAGATCTTATAATCATCGTTATCTACAACTAAGAAAGCGCGAACGCTTTTCTTCATTGCAGCCGCTTTCATTTTTTCATTGTAATCAGCAAGAGCTTGTTGATAATGGAAGACCATGTATTCACCAAGTTCGCGAATACTTTTAAATGCCGGAATATTTGTATGAGCAGCATCTAGCATATTTCTATTCTTGAGGAAATAGAACTTACTCAAATTCATACTCAATGTTCCTGTAATATCTTCCCAGTTATGAGCTCCGAGAATATATTTGGCCGCAATCCATTGACTGTTTGCGCCGTCGCGTGAATATTGAACACCGTCGTATCCTGCACGCTCAATTTGATCAATCTGATCTAAAAACCATTCAGCTACTTGTTCATCAGGCATTTTTTCAAACTTTGCAGATGATCCGGCCGGAAAATTTTGAGGATTCATTCTAGAATCACGACGGACACGTTTTGCTAGCCCTGCAACCATATCGGCGCTTTTTATAACCTGTTGACTGCCTTTGGAAAGTGCTGATTCAAACAGCATACTTTCCACAAGATTAATTAATGACCTAAAATTAAACATGCTTATTGTCCGGCTTTAATCAAGTTAGCCCTTAACGCATTCATGAATGGTTTTAACTTTTCAGTACCTGGAGTACTGTTCAACATCTGAAGATACAATCCAAGGTCTTGGGCTCCGGCAGAATCTTGAATTGATTTATCGATTAAGTTACTCAACGGATATCTAGCCATATCAATATCACCTTGCTTGTTAATAGCTATTAAGATTTTATTAATTTTTTCAGCTACATCTAACCATTGTCTCGCACGACTGAAAGCGCCTGCTTGTTCAGCATCCCTGGCTTCTTCTCTAACATCCATCAATGCCATATTGCCAACACGCTGCAATACCTTCTTCATAATTGGCTGTATCTTGTTTTTAAACTTAGCGAGGTGATCGCCTTGATCTCCAGGAGCTACGTTAGGGCGGCGAGTTGCAATCTTATCACGTTCGATAGCACCAGGTGTTCCGACAACGCCGGACTTTGCTTGATAACCTTTTGTAAAATTCTTAGCGTCTCTTTTGTTAATTCCAGTGGCTCTTGACTTGCTAAAAACAACAGTGTGCAGTTGGCCAATTTGGTCTCTTAGCCCGTCAAAAATATTGAAATCCTTAGTGTCTCTTTTGTTGACCATGCCTCCGCGAGTTTTCATAATTGTAGGATCTACATCACGCTCTACGTCATCGGGTGCACGCAGCAAATCCGGATCAATTTGTTGATCTCGAAGGAACGCAATGATTTGATATTTCATTGTATTATCTCTCGATGGATTGTATTCTTTGTTTCTTCTGGCAGCACTTTCTTCGCCTTTTTTAAACGATTCTAAACTAGGCTTAATACCAGCAGTACCATTAGCACCAACAACAATCAAAAATTGATCCGGGTTATTTTTAAACTCTGTCCAGAATACACGGTCACTAAATTGGTGCTCATACCACTCTGCGGTATTACTTAGTAAGTATCTACCGTGCATCCATCGAACAATTGGCTGACCGCCAGGCTGATCACCAATTAACTTGCTAAGTGTACTTTCGTTTAACAATTGAGTAGATAACTCTTCTAGCACTTCGCTTTCAAGTAATGCACGTTCTTTGTGCAGTGCTAGCGACTCTGCTAGGTATTTTTGCACGCTTTCGGCAACGGGAGTTTTAATATTATTAATCATTCTGCTTTCTCTATTAAGTCTTGGGTTATTGTTGCCGCCACCGGCACCTGGTGTGCGGGCATCTTGTTCTGGGTATGCATAAATGTACTGACCCATTGGATCACGCACTACGTGGAAACGAAGGCCCATTGCTGAGTATTCACGAACCTCTGGCTCATATCCGGGAATTGCTCGTCCAAAATCGATCCGGACTGGACCAAGGTCTTCTCCGTTTTGCATTAACCAATTGGCCACTGCACGCATCTCTGCTGCTGTGTTTGGACCCTGACCATCTACATTAGCAATGGTCATGATCTGCTCTAACGGTGTGCGAGTCATCATGCTAAACATCTGACGACCCATACCGCGGATAGCACGCTGCATATATCCGGGCAAGTTGTTGATTGTGTGCCATTCTGGCATTTGCTGACCTGCGGCACGCAATTGATTGTTCAACACCATTGGCACATCTGCCGGGCGAACTCGATCAATTTCGTTGCGTGGTGGTCTGTTTAGTGCTGGACGTTCTGCTCCACCTAGTGCTGGACGTTCTGCTCCACCTAGACCTGCACGACGAGCGGCTTCTGCATCATCTATTTCATCATTCTGATTCATGTCAATGCGACCCAACATGTCACGCATCTGATCGCTGGCTGAGCGGCCTGCCATACGTGATCGAGTAGTGTCTCCACTGGCACGTGGCATTTCGGGACCGCCTGTTGCACCTCGATCTTGATTGGGAGTTTCGCCTTGTGAATCAACGGGTCCGCTTGGCACGTTCTTGCTAACGCCCCCAATGTCGCCTAGATCATTTAAAAAGTCAAACGGATCATTTTTAGGTTTAGCTTTGGTAGGTTTAGGTCGCTGTGGTTCATCTTCGGGGTCCATTGCGGTAATGGGAGCTTCGAATAGTGATTTGTATAAGTTCATGGGTATCAAGTGCCTCAAATATACATTATTTATATTTTTGTCTACTATATGGATTTCAAAATCCAACTATAAATATGCACATGCGAATCCAAGAAATCATACAACCCGAAATACAACAAGGTGAGCCTTTTACTCACAAACAGACCGATTCAATGGGACTAACCTGGACCGCACAGTCAAGAGGTGAGTTTGATCTTACCATAGACATACAAAGTCCTGAACATGGGCTAATAGCCTATGCCACACTGGAAGTAAACCCCGACGAAGAAACCATGAGCAGTCAAGACACATGGGTGGATAAACGTTGGCGTCGAATTGGCCTGGCTACCAAAATGTATGACTGGGCACAAGAGTTGGGCAACACAGTGATAGCATCTTCCACCCTACAGCCCGATGGTAAGGAGTTTTGGAAGAATCGAACGGGTCAAGGGCCTGACTCCAGCGCGAAGCGCATAGCGCCAGAAATTTAAACATTAACTACCAACATTATGAACATACAAGAACTCGTAGAATCAATCGGCCTAAACCCGGGCAACATATTAGATCTCACTAAAAACTATCCACAGTATACACAACTGTTGGCCCGCATTGAAAACATTCGAGCAGGTGGTAAGGTTGATCTGTTGATAGTCAAGGCAGTGAGTGCACACAAACGTCCCCCGTTTGTAGAAGGTCAAAAGATCACAGTGGCCCCCAACTATATCAAACGTGCTCCCATAGTGGCCTGACCTATAGTGTGTTTGAAAAAATTGTGTAAAAAAATTTTCAAACCAGTGAAATCTGTTTCAACGGCCAGTTACAGTGCCCAGCGTGAAATGAACTGTGAGAAATGATCATAACGCTTAAAGCGATATTCCACAGTGAAACGGCTCGCTGGTACCACTGTGTATTCCGTGATATAGTTTTGTTGCAAGAACAGTGAGTATTCCGCTGTTCGGTCGTTAGAGACGGTGATGCTATAGTATTCCATAATAATTCCACAGTAATGGCACCACATGGGGGCGCACAGTTTATTTACAGTAGATTCACAGTGGGAGCAGCCCCCGGTCTATACAGTAGCCAAAAAAATTGCCGCGCAAAAATAAGAAGGTTTGGAGATCTCGGCCCCTGGTGATTGCACTACACTGGTGTTAAAAACAAGCAAGCGTGCGTAGTATATAGTATTACTGTATGTATATACATGCCCCCCACGTGTCAAAAATATTTTCTGCGCTGCTGCACGTGTGAGCTATGTGCTGCGCACACTACTGTATGTGTATACAGCTCGCACGTATACATGCTGCTGTGCACTGCTGCACGTGCGAGCTATGTGCACAAAAAAAACAGCGCACTGTTTTAGTGCGCTGCGTGTGTAGTGCTTTATGCTACAGTTAGCAACTGTTTGCGTGCTTTAATACTAACTATGTTGTGTAATGCTATAGTGCGCACTTGCACGTTATGTGTAATGTTATGTGTTACATTATGCACAGTGTTGTTTTGCTGCAACAAAGTAGCTGCTGCACTTTTAGTGCAGTATGCTGCAACATGTTGTTTTGTTACAACTGCATTATTGTGCATATACACGCTGCTTGCATTGTTATAAAAACAATACAAATACATTGCGTTAATGTTTTTATTATTGTGCACAATGCTATGTACTGCTGTATGCGTAAAGTAGTTTTGCTGCGCTGTAAACGCTGCTACTGCGCTTGCGCTGTTTTGCGCATACTTAGCTGCACTGCGCTGTACTTTGCGCTTGTACACGCTTGTATGCGCTTTAATGTTGCTGCAAAGCATAACATTAGCTGTAGTTACTTTTAAAATGTTTTGCGCTTTATGTGCTGCTGCTAACTGCACTTGCGTTACATATGTAATTTGTGCAAATGTAACACTAACATTTGCAAGCAAGTTTTGTACTTGCGTTGCTGTTATTGTGTTGTTGTTTGCGTGCAACAAAATTGCTGCTTGCGCTTGCGCTGCTGTTAATTTTTGCATTGTGTACTTTTGCGTTACTTTGCGTTGCTGCACAAATTTGTGCAGTGCAGTTATTATACTGCACAATTGTGTTGTTTTTGCGCAACTGTTACAATTTATTTTTTTGTTTTATTAGCTCGCACGTGCAACATGCAGCTATGCACTGCACACGTGTGAGCTGTGTTTTTTATACAGTAATGTGCAGCTCGCACGTAACTACATGCACAGTGCGTGCGTTGTGCATAAACACGTGCGAGCGTCCGCACGTTTTTTGTAAAATACCAGCGCTGCGCACGTGCGGACTGGTAGTATAATAAATTTATGCAGCAAAAACACACGTATACTAAATGCTTACTGTATATATGCACAGTCTCGCACGTGTTGCTGCTGCTTAGAAAGCGTTTGCACGTGCGAAATACGCACTACTGTATGTGTATACAGTTCGCACGTAACTACATGCACGCTGCGTGCGTTGTGTATAAACACGTGCGAATTTGCGTTAGCGTAGCTGCTGCTAATGTGCTATGTGTTTATTATAACAGCATTTTGCTGTTGCGCAACTTTGTCCGCACGTTTTTTGCTGCTTAGAATGCGTTTGCACGTGCGAACTGCGTGTACTGTTTGTTTTATGTGTTTTTGTTTTGTTTTGTGCGTTGTGTTTTTAATTGCTTGTGCTGCGTTCGCACGTGCGCTGCTGCTTAGAATGCGTTTGCACGTGCGAACTGCGTGCTGTTTATTAAGCAGTTAGTGCGCAATTTACTGTGTCCGCACGTGCGCTGCAAAATACCAGCAGTGTGCACGTGCGAACTTGCGTTGTGTACAATTTAAAGCTGTGCGTAGCTCGCACGTAACTACATGCACGCTGCGTGCGTTGTGCATAAACACGTGTGAACTGTGTGTTAAGTTTGCGTTTGTGTGCAGCTCGCACGTAACTACATGCACAGTGCGTGCGTTGTGTATAAACACGTGCGAGCTATACAGCGGGGTCCGCACGTGCGCTGCTGCTTAGAATGCGTTTGCACGTGCGAGCTATGTGCACAAAAAAATAGCGCACTGTTTTAGTGCGCTACTTTGTGTTGTTTAAAACATACGCTTAAACATTTGCGCTATGCGCTGTAAAATATTTTGTTGCTTTGCTGCAACATTTTTTTGTTGTATTTGCGCAACATGTTGCGTTGCTACAACGTGTTGTGTTGCTACAACATAAGTGTATTGTTTTTTGTGTTGTTTGCTAGCAACAACAATTAAATTTTTGCGTTGCAAACATTGTAGTGCGCTGCTAACTTGCACTGTTGTAAGTTGCGTGTGCGCTGCAATATTTGCTGCTGTGCGCTGTTTGTTGCTATTTTGCAACAAAAAATTATAAACTAACTGTGTGTTTTGCATACTGTGCTTTTGCTTTAGTTGCGTTGCTACATAAATTTATGTAGTGCACGTATTATAGCGCATTTTTTAAATATTTAAATATATTTGTGTTGTATTTTTGCAACTGTTACAATTTATTTTTGTTTTTACTTGCTCGCACGTGCGCTGCTTTGCAGAATGCGTTTGCACGTGCGAACTTGTGTGCTGTTAAAGCTCGCACGTTTTTTGCTGCTTAGAATGCGTTTGCACGTGCGAACTGCATAGTTTGTTTGTTTTTGTAGTTCGCACGTGCGCTGCAAAATACCAGCAGTGTGCACGTGCGAACTGTGTTTTTATACAGTGTGTTAAAGTCCGCACGTTTTTAACCTGCAACCTACTTGTGCACACGTGCGAACGGCAGTATAATAAATTTATGCAGCAAAAAACGCACAACACAAAAGCAATGCACGCTCGCACGTGCTGCTGCTGTGCAGGAAGATTTTTGCACATGCGAGCTGTGTTTTTATACAGTAAACATTTAGTATTACTGTATATGCATACAGCTCACACGTTTTTGTATTTTCTTGTGCTGCAGAATTAGTTGCGCACGTGCGAGCTGTGTTATAATTACGCTGCTGCTTACGCTACTGCTTACTTTATCGCTTGCGCTGCTGCTACAACTACACTGTAACGCACTAAAACCCTACTGCACGCATTACTGCTGCTACTACTGCACTTGTATAGCTTAACTGTGTGTGCGCTGTTATACGTGCTTGTCACACGTGCACAAAATTACATCAACGACATCTAATGTGCGAACTGCGCTGTTTTGTTAAATGTTGTTGCTGTTCGCACGTGTACAAAATTACATCAACGACATCTAACGTGCGAACTTGCGTTTTGTACATTTAAAGCTGTGTGTAGCTCGCACGTGTGCAGTTTTCCTAAGCGACAGGATTTATTTGCGCACGTGTGAACTGTGCAAACTGTGCACTAACTGCTTAGTTATTGCGCTGCGGCTCGCACGTGTGCAGTTTTCCTAAGCGACAGGATTTATTTGCGCACGTGTGACTAACGCTGTTTTTTAAATGTAGTTTGTGTCCACACGTGCACTGCAAACATCTAAAGCAGAGTTTTGTGCATAACGTGTGATCCGTAGCGGGGTCTCGCACGTTAGGAGCTGTTGGTTATTTTGCCGCTACGTGCGAACTGTGCACTAAAGTATTACACTGTGCTATGTCCGCACGTTAGATGCAAAATACCTGTGCTGCCTACGTGCGAACTGCGTTGCAGAGGTGTTAAACTAGACACATGCAAAAAACGCACAACACAAAAGCAATGCACGCTCGCACGTGCTGCTGCTGTGCAGGAAGATTTGTGCGTGTGCGGGCAAGTTAGTATGTGCACACTAACATAAGAGCTCGCACGTGTTACTGTTGTGCAGGAAGATGTTTGTATGTGCGAACTGCGCTGTTACAATTTGTTACAATGCTTACGCACAACTTACTATTTTGGATGTTATAATATACTTACTGCACAGCAATAACGCACAGCAGTAAACAGGAGTTTAAAATGCTTTTGCAAATGCAAATTAACATGCTTAAAGTAGCAGCAGCGCACGACATGCAGCACATTGTAACAATTTACAAAGCAGCAATGCTGCACGGCGACGGGGACACAGCAGACTATATTGCAGACAACTACTTTGAAAAGTTTAACGCTGCACAAACAGCAGAAGTGCAAGCGTTTATGTATGCACAAGCTCCTGCAGAAGTGCTTGCAGCAATAGCTATTAATAACGCAATGGCGCATTAAACAGCATTGTAACACAAAAAGCGCACTAGATGCGCTTTTTATTTGCGCTGCAAATCCGCACGTAGGCAGCAAAGGCTTTAGATTGTTGCACGTGCGAACTGTCTACTCCTGTAAAGACTGTGTGTTCACACCTATAGGTCTTAGAGGTCTTAGATATCTAAAGTGTGAGCACAGCCTGTGCAACCGCAGGTACGCAGCCTCTGCGACAGCGGGGTCTTTTGTGTTTAGGTGTGCGGACTGACTTGTTTGTTAGGTATAATGTGTAGCGGGGTCTCGCACGTGCTTACACCTAAACCTCTTCGTTGTTACGTGCGATCCTGCTGCACACAAAAAAGCTGCACACTGTGCAGCTTTTTGTGTTATGTGTTATAATTACACTTCGTACAAGTCTTCTGTCTCGTATGCGTAATAGTCGCCTGTTGCTTTTTCCTGCACAACAACACACTCTTTTGTGTAAAAACGCTCTTGCTCGTTTTCGCTGCCCATGTAGCAATATACTTCTACGTTAGCAAACACAACTTCGTCTGTGCTAAACTCTGCTGTTATGTAGTCGTCGCCGTCGTCTTGCAGCCCGTAGCCCTCTGTGCCCACGCTGCCTGTTACGTTAGCAATCCACGCAGCACGTTCTGCCTCTGTGTCGCCTTCGTATGTTATGTCTTGCAACAAGCACAGTTTAACAAATCTACGCTTCATGTTTTCCATTTTAAGCTCCTGTTATGCGCTACACTGTGCAGCGCATAATGTATTATAACACCAAAATGCAGCGCACAGTTAATAACCCTGTGCGCTGTAATGTTATGCTGTCACAGTCTGCATCTGTGCACGCACATAGTCTGCAAGTTTATAAGCATCGCAGCTAACACGCCCTGTGTCCTGCATTCCTTGCTCGCTGTAGTCAACGTCTGCTGCTACTTCTGCGTCAATGCCTGCTGCAATAAGCTCTGCACGCACGTCTGCAATAAATGCCTTGTCTGTGTAAATTAAACCCAGCTCTTGCTCGTTCCACGTTTCTGCTGTAGTGTGCACTGCCAAGTCGCCGTCGCCAAAGTAGCCGTCCTCCTCCACTGCGCCAATGTACATTGTTATGTTAGTAACAAACACTTGTTTTGCAGTGTTGCTCCACAAGCCGTCTCCTGCTACTGTAAACAGTTTGTTAACAGTAATGTCTAGTGTATAGCTGTCGTCTTGTTGCGTTACGTGTTGCATAAGTTGCTCCTGTTATGCGCTACACTATTGCAGCGCATAATGTATTATAACGCCGTTTTGCTCATTTGCGCTAGTGTGTGCAAAGTAATTGTAACAAAGTGTAACAGCGCACAACAGGGCCGCACGTGGACTGCATAGAATGCAATTCTTAGCACGTGCGAACAGTGCAGATCCGCACGTTCTACATCTTAGGATCCCGTTCCTTAACGTGTGAACAATACAGGGCCGCACGTGGAACATCTTAGATTCCTCAATCTTAACGTGTGAGCTAGCGAGGATTTTTTAAAACAAAAGTATTAGTTTAGACTAGTTCGCACGTGGAACATCTAAGATTCCTCAATCTTAACGTGTGAACCCTGTTATACTCGTCGCACGATGCAGGTGTAGGCAGGTGCAGGCCCACACGTTATAGCATTGCGGCGGAAGATAGCAGGATGTGTGAACTTTGCAGCAAAAAGAAACCCTACACAGGGTAGGGTTAAAAGACCCTTACAGTTGTAAGGGCTTTGTTTTTGTGTTAAGCTGCTACCATGTCGCGTGCAAGTGCTTCGCGCACTTCTTTCTTAATAAAGTGTCCCTTGTCGCTGCGGAGCGGAACTGCTGCTAACGCTTCTTCAAAGGTCGCGTAAGTAATAGCTTCTGGCTCCACTGCGGGCTGTTCGCCTTCCTCCAGCCATTTAACAGTGTCGGGCGCTGCATCTTCTTCTGTCTCAACTGCTGCTGCTGCTTCAACGACTGCTGCTGCTGCTTTGACTGCTTTGGGTTTTGCTGTCTTAGCTTCTTCGCCAAAGAAAGCGCGAATCTCGTCTTTAGTCATTGCATAGGGCAACTCCTGCAGCTCGATGTCTGTGTGCCCGTTACGCATAAGCACTTTGACGCGATCCATTGTAGTTGCAAAACGGGTCTTTTTAACGCCGTCCAAAATGCTGTGACCAGCGACTGTAAATTTTTTCATCTCTAGCTCCTGTGTGTGTTATGCAGCAACACTATTGTCTCTGCATGCCTTAATTATAACGCCTTTTTTCACTGTGCAAAGATTTTTTTTTATCTCCACAATGTTAAAAGGGTTATCCCAATGCCTCATAGCGAGGCGACTCGTAGTGTGCAGCGGGGTCTCGTGCTATAATGTCATCCTTGTGCATTATCTCGCGATTCCCACACTCGTCTACCATTGTAACTGTCACAGCGCCGACCCGTGTAACTGTGAACGCGGGCAAGCGTTGACTCCACTTTGGAAACACCTGTTGTCCAACTGTAAACATATCAGCTCCTTTGTTTCAGTAACTGTATTATACAGTCAAAATCTTATGCAGCTTCGACAATGTCCAAAACTTTTTCAACAGTCAATCCCATTATGGCTGCAATCTCTTCTGGAGAAACGCCGTTGTTGAACAGTTCAATGATCTCTCGGTTGCGTGCGGTCATGCTAGACTCCTGTGTGTGTTGCAATAACTCTATTATAACACCGAAAGAGCCTGTGTTGCAAAGCCCTTTCAATCTTACGGGTTATTGCTGCATCAGCTTCAACTCAATAGCACGCCAAAATGCCACGTCCTCTTCAGTGCCCTCTCCTGCGTTGAGAAAGCATTCTGCGTCTTCACACTTGTCGCGCACTGTTCGCAATAGTGCTTCTGCTTCGTCGCCTGTGAGTTTAATTGTTGCATCAAGCATCTGTGCTCCTGTTAAAATTCAATTATAGCACAGTGTAAGACAACCCTACACTGTGCTGGGTTATTAGCAATCCTGCAGGTCTGTCTCCATGTCTGCGGCAATAGTCTCCAGCATGTCTGCTAGGCGAGTTTTGTCTGCTGTGGACATTGTGTCTGTAAGCATAGCCCGATCGTTATAAAAGTTCTGCAACAAACTCCTGTCCAGTGCAGGATGTCCGGACATGTATCCGAAGCTGCCTATAGCTGTCTGTTTAGCAAAATAGGCAAATGCTTCTGTGACTCGTGTGTTAAGTGCTTGCGACATTGTGTGCTCCTGTTATGCGCTACACTGTGCAGCGCATAACTGTATTATAACACTCTTTTTTAACGCGGAACGCCGTCCTGCAAAAAAACAATGTCTGCATCCAGATCTTCCACAATGCCGTTAATATCCGCAACTGTGGTCTGGGCACTGTCTGTGTCCCCAAGTGCTAACTGTACTTGATAGCGTGCATACTTGAGATAGGTAATAGCTTGCTCAAGCTGTTGGACTTTGACTTTGTTCACAGTGTGCTCTCAGCTTCTTCTTGCTCGCGAATAAGATCATACGCCACGTCGTCAGGATAGCCCTGTGCAATCAGTTCAGCCATCCGTGCTGCAAACTCTTCTTCAGTGTATAGCATATCAGCTCCTTTGTTTCAGTAACTGTATTATAGCACAGGAACGGCACTTTTATACGAGCAGACTGCTCTTTTTATATGTTTTTTTGCTGTTAAGCTAGAGCTATGCATAAAAGCAAAACGCACAAACATCCTGGTTCACACGTAGACATTTTGACATCGTCGATACCAGCGAGTGTGGGCAACCCCACGTGACGGCGCTTTGGTGCACCGCTGTGTGGAGTGTGAGCGGCCCACACATATCGGGTTGAGGCAGTCTAACTGATCGATGTGCGGTTATCCACAGGTTTTCCACAAGCCAAAAGAAAACCCTGCACTTGACAGGGTTTCTTTAAGATGCTATACTGTAAGGTTATGCCACAACAGTGTAAGGCTTGTCCCAGCGCCCAATGTTGATATCAACATAGTGACTACGGTGGAAGTAGTCTGTTTGGATGTCTGAATGATCGAAGTAGTCCGGACCTTTCAGCGCTTCGATCGCCGCTACAACGAATTCCTTAGCAGCACCACTAAAGTGCTCGTGTGCCCAATATGTATTAACACTGATGTGCTTGTCGGCAGGTTGAAAGGGCAAGTGTTCCGGACGAGGAAGTTTAGAACAGGTTGTGTTGAAGTTCTTGATGAAGTCGATCTTACCAGATGCAACAGTAAGAACCAGCGTTGAGTGATGATGAACTGATAATGAACCTTTCAGTCCATACTTCTTCAACAGTGCCTTAACTGTGGGCGCAATCTTTGCTTTCATTTCCTGCGATACATAAGCCATGATAGAAACTCCTGTGTGTGTGTTGTTGCGATGTGTTTATTATAACACTAGATCTAATGTCTCTGCTGTATATATAAGAGAAACTCAACCAATCCTTAACTGCCAGCAGCGGGGTCTATGTAGATCTTGTATATATACACACAAGCAGCGGGGTCACTGTATATATACTCTAAGTCGATCCCTACGTAGTAAAAGGTTAGCTCTCACGTGCTGTATATATAGAGTCTAGTGTAGAATGTGTGGTTCACGGTTGAACTGTCAAGCAGTCAGGGAGCTGTTCCCACAGCCGAATCGCACATGCCACTGTGATCGACGTGTGATCCTACGTGGGGTTTGGAGACTAAAAAGGTGTCAAAAATGGCCAGAAATGGTGGAAAAAGGTGGCAAAATCGCCCGAAATCTTTCAGAAAACGGTGGAAAATGTTTGGAATTGTGTGGCTTTTTTATGAGTCTACTGTAGAGACTGTCCGGTTGGATGAGAGGCTATGCTAGAATGGTGCCAAATACTTTTCCAATATTCCCACCATTCTTCCCAAACAACTCTCACCATTCTTTCCCATTCTTCCCACAGTAATCTCATCATATTCTCACAGTCCATCCACGGCTCCCTTACCGTCTATCACTGTGGCACTCCTTGCTCTATTGTGCTGTATATATAAGAGTTCTCTAGTGCTGTATATATAGAGTCTATACTGTGTGCGTCTTTGTTCTGTGCTGTATTATAACACGAGATCAGGATGCTTTGACATTTCTTTTTTCAACTGAGACTCGTATAATATATCTTTCAATATATTGAACAACTGTGTAATATCGCCTTCTTTGGCTACTTTTATACGCTCGATCAATCCGTGATGCTTGATCAACATCATTGTAAATTCTGGACGGTCCAAGACATTGATAGTGCTATGACTTTGACAACCTCGTCGATTATTATCGCTCCAATAGAAAGTGTTTTCTAACTGGGCAGAAAAGAGCAAGCGAATAAGTCGATATCGAGCGGCTTCTAGTGGTCCGGGCCCAAAGAAATACTGTGTATATCTGCCCAAAAAGTCGCCTGTGTCGTGTCCTGTTGTAATGTTCATTTGAAGTTCTTTATGTGTTCAAAAAGATGTGCCTTATGATATAATCTTTTAACTATACTCAATGAGTTTCTCCACTGTATAGGTTTGGCAATTTGCCGTTCAAACCAGTTGAGAACTCGGTCGTGATCAGTAAATGGTAGATATGCTATGATCAATGCCAGAACAATCATTATCAATACATAGGGCAGGAATAGTGTGGTCACTGCCCAGAAGATCAGATTGTAGCGGGTCATTGGGCTCATTCCTGATTTTCCTCAACGGGTGTGGACCACTTGTGTTTAAAGTGCGGCCGCAGGGTCGAGAGCACTGTGGGCCCAATGGGTGTGAATTCGTAGTCTTCGCGCACAAATACCATTGGCTCGTAGCAAGCGCCTCCATAGACCCGATCGCAGACCAGAACCTGATCATCTGTGGCCATGCAGTAAAAGACATCGCCACGGTAGCTGCCATCTCGACGGACCACCTGTGTTACGTTGCCCATAAAGTCCTCCACGTCACGAGTGTAAGACTTGACCGCGGTGTAGAAATACATTCCGGGTTGTGGTTGAAAACGGCTCATCTGCTTCTCCTGTGTGTGTCTGTTGCTGATAGTGTATTATAACACGAAATCTGCTAAGAAGTTGTCTTTCTCGAACATATTATCGTCCCATTCTAATCAAGTTGCGGACTTCTTCACTGTCGCTTTCGTCAAACTCGGGTTCTTTAGGAATGCACTGTTCCACATCGTTGAGGATCTGTTTGAGTTCGGCGATGTTGACTTTCAAAAATGCGTTAACTGCATCACGGGCAGTTTTATCTGGTTGTGGCAACCAATCATAGTTTTCAGGTTTTGTGAAGACTGCCAACAAATCTTCCTTGCCGGCGATTGTGTTACGCAGGTTCTCTACTACGGTTTGGATGTTCATACTTTGCTCCGGTCGGGAACCACATGGACCCCTTTGTCTACTACCTTAATTACGAGAAACCAACCTTTAGAACACCAAAGTTTACTACCTGGCTTTAAATAGGTAGTGTCAATGTGCCAAAGCTGAGTGTCTGCTACGGTTTGGATGTTCATACTTTTGCTACCTGTTCTGGAAATTTCAAACACTGGTCATCAGAATATGACTAAGCCTTGTTGGTCAGTTGTATTTTTACCTTTTGTGGCGTAAACCCAGTAATAACACCCATTGACAGTGAGTGAGTATAACCATTTTGAGGTATCAACACAATCTTGTCACCAACTCCTAATAGTTTGCCAGTTACATCTTTCATTTTTCAATCCTCACGCAGCGCATACGGGCAAGGCCTGCTCGATTGTCCGCTTCCTTGACAAATGCTGTAATTGCGGCTTCACACTTTTCTCTAGTGTTGAATTCCATTGTGGGCACAACTGAGCTGGAGAAAGGCCCGCTGTAGACCAATGCGATCAGAATGTAAACGGTGTTCATTCTTCAACTCCGAAATGTGCTAACAAATCTGATCCATCGCACCAAGCCATACTAGCACCATTAGGATTGGCCAACTTGTCATCCAATGTCTTGGCGCATTCCCTGACAATCAACTCGGCGAAGTATTCTAGTACATTAGGATCGGTATACCATTTAGAAGGACCGCCTCCAGCCTGTATAGCAAGTTCTTTAATTCGTTCGTTCATTAGTTGACTCCCAGCTTGATCAGCATCATAAGATAATCGGAGGGGCGAGTGGGTCGTGCAAAGCTGTCGTGGCTGATTTTATCGTAACAGTCAGCGCAAAAGGTGCCCGAGATTTTGAAATAACTGCGGCAATGCCACCATTGCTCGTATGCAGTTCGTTCTGAATCTTTGCCACAGCTGGTGCAGATCATTGCTCAAGCCCAAAATGTTGTTTAATTGCATCACGACACAACCGAGTACCATCATAAAAGTACCCGCCACCGAGATGTGCATCACCTTTTTCTTCAACCTTGTTAATTTGTTCCATACATTCCCGAACAATCAACTGGGCGAACTTTTCAATGTTTGGTAACCACTCCTGCAACTCTTCGTTCCATTCCAGGCTCTCGATCTTCAGTCCTTGCAGTGCTCTGTTCATTGTGTGCTCCTTGTGTGTGTTGCTGTCTATGCTGTATTATAGCACAAATCTCTCACAGCAGGGTGTAGATTGTGGGTTTAGTTTTCCAGAACTGCCACCATTTGGGTTCTTTAAATCCCCACTGTGCGGCCGACTTCTTGGCTTCGGCCAGTGTGAGATTGCGGCCTTCCCAACTGCAAAACTCCTCATTTTCTTCCCAATAGATTGTGATCAAAGAGAATTTCATTTTGATTCTTTAGTAGTGACGTTTATTATAGCGCTCATTCCAGTCATACCCTTTGCGGTACTCCTCGTACTCTTCTTGAGTTAGATGTGGATTTGGCCTGCACTCTTCCAAGTTGTTGAGTTTGTGCGGGTATTTGGAAATAGACCGACGACTGTCTGAAATACCGCAGTCAAACGGAGTTCCTTTCCAGACTACCATTGGTATTCCGCAGTAGTCTATAGTATAATTCAGTGACATAGCGAGCCCTAATTAGAGAGTGACAATGCGATGCACTTGGTGCATATAGGCCCAATGATCATCGCCCGATCGGGTTGTGTAATCAATGCCCGGAAGTCCGTTCTTGATGTCGTTTTCCACGCAGGTCACGGTGGCCAGTTCGAGTGGGCCCGAACCAAAGTTACCGCGAACTTCTACGATGCTGCCCTCTTTGAGCAGTGCGTATTCTGTGTCTTTGATCATAGTGTGCTTTCTGTGTGTTGCTGTCTATAGTGTATTATAACATCTTCTAGAGCAGTTTACAATATAAATATCTACATGAAAATCTTCGAAATGCTTGCCACCCTACTGGAATACGATCGTTCCAAAACCGCTGAAACACTGGGCCCAAAACTGATCCAGGCCAACCAAAGAGATCGCAAGGCCGAATTGGAAAAGATATTGGAAGTTTTAGAGGCCTGTGACCCAACTCGAAACAAACAGTATATGATGTGGATTGCACGCCAATATATTGCGGGGGCATTTCGATTAGAGGATCAACCCTCTGTATTCGATACATTGACCACATTCGAATCTGTCAAGAGAAGATTAACCCAACGAGACATCAATCAATATACACTGAACAGTTTAAGGGTGGCCATGCGTGCTGCAACGGAAGTGGGTGACTTGGGAACAGATCAAGCAAAGACCAATGCCACAGGTGGACTTCCTGTTATAGAAGGGTCAACTGTGCTGTATAATGGACCATTGGGTCAACTGAGTATTCCCAAAACAAAATCTGCATCAATAACATTGGGTCACGCAACTTCCTGGTGCACGGCCCGGAAAGATGAAGGTTGTATGTATGATGATTATTCGGACATCGCCCCCTTGTATATATGGATTGACAAGAGTGGTAAAAAATATCAATTTTGGTTTGGAGTATTAGATCCTAATTATACTTCCAACAACAACGACGACAACGCTGACGGGGACGTGTACGATTATCCGCAATTAATGGACCAAGACGATCAGCCGCTCAGTACCCAAGTGATTAAAGAAATGATGAATCACCCTGTGCTCAAACGATTATTTCAACGTGTTATTGACAAGCTGTCAGATATTGCTCTCGTTCTTATTTTTATGGAATCGGTAATCGGAGGACCGTATCCTCCATTAGAACATTGGATAACTACCCCGGAATTGGCATTGACCTATGCCGTCGATATAGTTAAAGGACCCTGGCCCGAAGGTGAACCATTGATTGCGAAAAGTCGCAATGCATCATATCAATATGCCAATTATGTGCTAAGAGACCGCTTTCCTGCAGGCGAAAAGACCATTAGCCGAAGCAGTACAGAGTCATTGAAGTATGCCAAAAACATCATCAAAGGTAGATTTCCAGAAGGAGAAGATACCATTTCTATGGAAAGCGAATCGGCATACGAATATGCCCGCGATATAATTAAAGGACCCTGGCCCAAAGGTGAGCCGGCTATTGCCGAAAATCCTCGAACAGCGTTTGTCTATGCCAGTGGTATTATTAAAGGGCCTTGGCTACCTGGTGAGCGCTCACTAAAGAAAAATCCTTACTGGGCTAGATTATATGCTCATCAGGTACTTAAAGCTCCCTGGCCTGAGGCAGGAATTGACGGTAAAAGATATGAGCTCGCTGGTTATGGTCTTCTGCCAGCTGTTCCGTCGATGATCGGCGTCCGATAAGATAGGCTAGTGCTTATCTATGCAACAAATTCAGCGGCACGCTTGAGGAACAGATCGAGTGCAGCACCTGGTTCAAACTCAATGCTCTCGGGTTTGACATAGCCCGGAGGAAAGTTGGCTGCATCGTTGAAGTGATCGAGGATGATCTCTTCCACATCACAGAACATTTCAAACAGATCGTGCTCTTCCATATGAGTCAGGGCTGCATCTGTATCAAACGGGTGGAAGGTGTCTGTTTCCATCAGTTGGAACTCGAAGTATTCTTTAAACTGTGCATCCGAGAACTTGACCGTGTCTTTCAGAACTTGACGCATCAAACGGGTTTTGTCTTTCCATTGCATCTTGTGCTCCTGTGTGTTAGATTGTGCAAACATCTGCTTGGCCGTAGTAGAACACGCGGCCAAGTTCAATGATTTCCGCAGTGCGGGTGCTCTTTTTCAAACAAAGGTTGCCATTACACTGAAACAACTCTCCTACCCGAACTTGCCCAAATGTCACTCGCATCGTCTACTCCTGTGTGTTGCTGTCTATGCTGTATTATAAGGCCTTTTAGATACCCTATCAACTGTTTTAACGATATTCTTTGAGAAGTTTGCGGAGAGCAGCCACTGTGGTATTGTAACGGACTGCAAGTGTTGACAGTGGAGTGCCTTCGGCATACTCTTGGTAAAGTTTGTTGATGTTCATTGTCTGCTCCTGTGTGTGTTGCTGATAGTGTATTATAGCAGATTATTCGGAGAAAGTGTTATTTGCCTGGCAAGCTTCAACAACACCGGGCGTCAACACCAGTTGCATAATGTTGCCCATCATGGCCATGTTGTGTTGGTTGGAGGATTCTACCAACTTGTGGTATTCTTCTTTGAACCAGCGAAGTTGTTCGTTTTCCATTTCCAAACGAGTGATGCGATCTTGCATTTCGATGACATCGTATGCAAAGTCTACCAATTTTGTGCTCATTCCAATTCTCCTGTAGCATCGTTGACCCTGCCGTGGTAGACAGCCTTGACT